AGGTAAGATTCACATCCGCCCGTGCTATCTGGGCCGTGGTACGATTCTCTACGAATGTAGGATAGTAAATGGTTGTTAGGCCGTTTGTGTCTGTTACATCAACGGTTACAGCATTGACCCCTGTGAGTTGTGAGCCATTACCTAAAATGTAGTTGCCTGAAATGTTAGCAGTAGTTGTAATATTAGCTGCTGAAACTAACGCACTCACAACGTTGCCACTCAAGCTCAAGCCTGCGGCATTTACGTTACCGCCAGTGATATTGGCTGTGGTTGTGATTGCACTTGTAGTATTGATTGCACTCACAACATTACCACTTAGACTCAACCCTGCGGCATTTACGTTACCGCCAGTGATATTACCAATTACTGATACCGTTGATCCGTTGTATGTTCCAGTAATATTAACATTGCCACCAGCAATATTTCCACTTGCTAGCACATAATTAACGTGAAGATCTCCAGCGGTTACCAAATTGCCACCGCTGATGTTGCCAGTTGTGATGATGTTAGCTGTATCTGTACCAGAAGCTAGGTAGTTTGCTACATCAGCATTGCCATAGCTTGAAGCAACGCCTGTTAGGAAAGCACCGTTACCTAAAATGTAATTACCGCTGACGTTGGCACCACTGAGAATGTTACCTGAAGCACTGATTACGCCTGTTACATATTCACCTGTTGCGGCAAATGTAGCAACACTGGTACCAGCCGCACCCACAGTAACGTTGCCCGAAGCGGCTGCTACCACATTGGATGTGCCATTCACAATCGATGTTGGAGTTCCGCCACCGGATATACCAGTTAGCAACGAACCATTACCAATAAAGAAGTTACCGCTGATGTTGGCTGTGGTTGTGACATTGCCTTGTAGTGCTACCAAGTTGCCCGTGTATGTGGGCAAGTATGCAGCCACGTTAGCATTTGAATAGTTACCTGCTGGCAAGTTCGTCAGCTGACTACCATCACCAAGAATAAATGCACCAGTTACGTTGCCACTTGCACTTACATTGGCAGCAGTAATTGCGCCAGAATATGTGGGCAAATAAGCCGCTACGTTGGCATTGCTGTAGTTTGCTGAGATACCAGTTAGTTGGCTACCATTACCAAGGAAAAATCCTGCTGTGACGTTGCCTGTGGTTAATATAGGATTTGAACCAAATGCTGCCAAATTGGCTGCTACGTTGGCGTTACCATATGCAGTGATTGTGCCAGAACCAGACAACACAGTCTGTTGTCCTGACTCATTGGTCATTATGATTGAAGTTGCGTTGGCGCTGATTGAAGCATTGCCAAGGAAGATAGTACCATTGGCTAGGAACAAGTCATTGAACGCATTGGTTGCACTACCAATGTTTTTTAATACGTTGCCAGCAGGCAATAAGTTGCCTGAAATTGTTAAATCTGTGCTGGAGAATACTGCTACGTTTCCTACACCTGCAACTTGAACTGTTACATTGGCTCCTGATCCACTGATGCTGACATTAGATGATCCATTAGTAATTGCCGCGCCACCGGATGCTACGATACCAGTAAGTGCAGCACCGTTACCAACAAAGTATGTGGCCAAAACATTTCCAGCCGATTGGATATTACCCGATGCGCTTATGCCTGTGGTGCCGTCTAGTTGAATTGCCATTTATTCAGTCCTTTAATCTTATATTTATGGTACCACATTGAATGTCGATGAGCTGGGTACAGTAATAGACAATCCGCTAGGGATTGTCAAGGGGCTTACCATCATTGCAGATACATTGGCCTGTACTGTAATGTTAGCTGAAAGTGTACGAGGAGTTGCGATTACACCGTTGACAAACAATGATGTTTGACTCACAGTGACTACATTGCCTGTGCCAGAAATGCCAATGGTCACATTGCCGTTGGCCGTGCCAATAGACACATTGGAGGTACCGTTTACAATGGCCTGACCGTTGCCAGACCCGCCAGAAATACCAGTTAGCAAACTACCGTTACCAACAAAATAACCAGCATAGATTGTGTCAAATCGCAAACTGTTGCTGCCAATATCATGCACATTGCTGATATTAGGTAGTATACTGGCGTTGGCTTGTATTACACCAATGCCATTGGGTTTGAGAACAATGTTGGTATTTGTAGTAGTGGTTGTGATGGTGTTGTTGGCAATTTGTATATTGCTACCAACCGGTCCAGCTGTATAAATTTCAGTGAAATTACTATTGACCGCTTCAAACGCATTGCGCAACGGTTCGCCAGTGCCATCGTTAGCATTTGCACCAATATCGATTATCTGTTGAGACATTACAATCCAAGTCCTTTGGTTGTATTTACCAAAAGGTTTAGACTGCTGTTTTGTGGAAAACTGCGTTAGTAATACCGCAGTTGGCGTTTTTTAATTAGATTCTGCCCACTACCACTTCAATGGTGCCTTGATCACCGTCAAAGTTTTCCAGGGCTTTGCCTATCACTGCGCCTACTGACGGATTGTCACAGGCCTGTGCTCGGCCGTTGCCTGCGCTGACCATCATGTCACCTTTGGCAACAGGGCCTTGTACCAAACAAGGCACACGACCTTGCAGCGCAACCACAGCAGTGTGCTCTGCTTCCAGTCCGGCATTCATGAGATAGCTGGGTTTGGCAGAAACTACTCCGGCTATTCTGCGATCGTTAGCAGTTGTGCTTGCTGTGACTTCAGCTGTGCCGCCAAAGCTGACCACTGTGCCCGGCAGATAGAACTGATCTGCTGTGTACTTTTCTGCCAAGTCAGCGTACAGTGCTGTGGTTGCTGTGGCAAAAACTTGGTTGAAATAACTTGAGGCACTACCAATGTTGCCCACAGCATTGGTACCTGTGTGAGTGATACTGTTGACACTCAGGATACCTGCGGTGCCGCTGGTTATTAGGTTGCCGCTGGTGATGTTGGCAGTGACAGTTAAACTGCTCAATGTGCCTACGCTGGTGATGTTGTTTTGTGCTGCTGTTGCGATGGTACCTAATAAATTACCACCCGAAATGTTTGCGGTTGTAGTGATATTGGCTGCGGTATTGATTGCGCTGACCACGTTGCCACTCAAACTCAATCCGGTAGCTTGTAGATTGCCGCCTATCAAATTACCAGTGGCTGATACTAGCCCGCCTGTGTTGATGTTGCCCCCAGTGACGTTGCCACTGACAGAAATAGATGAACCAGTGATTGCAGAGCCAACAATGGTGCCAATTAAGTTGCCCCCAGTGATGTTACCAGTTCCGCTAACAGAACCAGACCCAAACGCAACACTTCCTACATGCGTACCTAATAAATTACCACCTGAAATATTTGCAGTTGTAGTGATATTGGCTGCGGTATTGATTGCACTGACCACGTTGCCGCTCAAACTCAATCCAGTGGCTTGTAGATTACCACCTATCAAATTACCAGTGGCCGATACCAATCCACCTGTGGTGATATTGCCGCCGCGCACGTTGCCAACTGCTGATACTAGCCCGCCAGTGTTGACATTTCCACCAGAGATATTACCAGTGGCTGTAACTAACCCTGCTGTGCTCAAGTTGCCAACTGTGGCATTTCCAACAACAATCACAGATGTTAAGTTGCCTACCGATGTAATGTTGGCCTGGGCTGCATTGGTCACTGTGGCTGCGGTACCTGACACGTTGCCTGTGACGTTAATGGTGTAACTTCCACTCAAACGATCTGAACTTACAGTTCCTGATGTTAGTGCGTTGGCATTGATGTTATTGGTCAACAACGTACCAATATTAGCTGTACCAGTTACAAGAATGTTGGCTGCGTTTACATTGCCAGTGACACTGACGTTAGCAGAAGCATTTACGTTGGCAGCAGAAACGTTGCCAGTGACACTTACCGCTCCAATGAAATTTGCGCCGCCTGGCCATAACACCATAATGTTACCAATAGCGTTGACAGTGGCAAAAATGTTTCCATTAGGACTAGATACTGCCAAAAGTGTTGTACCGCTAGAGATTTGGCTGACTGCAAGATTAGATACCGCAGTTACGTTTGACAAGAACCCGCCGTCGCCGATGAAGAAGGCACCGCCTTGAGCAGTAATATTTCCAACTGAATAAACTTGTCCAGCAGAATAAACTGCGCCAGCGTTGACGTTGCCTGTGGCAGATACTAGACCACCAGTGACTAGATTAGCGCCAGTGACGTTGCCTGTGGCTGTGACGTTGCCTGTGGCTGTGAGCATGCCAGTGCTGACCACATTTCCAGCATTTATATTATTGGCAATCACGTTGCCTTGTGCAGTGACAATGCCTTGAGTAATTAAATTTGTGCCAGTGATATTGCCTACGGCAGTGATTTGAGCATCACTGACTATGTTACCGCCTCGAACGTTGCCTGTGGCCAGTATACCCCCTGCACCTGCGGTGATTGATCCTGCGGTAATAAGGTTACCACCATTGATATTACCTGTAACAGTAACTAGTCCGGCAGTGACAAGGTTGCCGCCAGTGATATTACCTGTAGAGGTTATCAATCCTGCGGTAATTATATTTCCGCCTGTTAGGTTGCCAACTGCTTGTAGTGTGCTACTAAAATAACCCGTGCCAGTAACACCAAATGTTGTAGTAGGTTCTGCATTAGCAATACCAACATTGCCATTTGGTAAAACAGTTACCACCACAGATGGAGTAACGGTCGTTCCTGTTAAAATTTCTAGTTTAGCGTTTCCTGTTGCATCAGTATATGTTGAACGTAACGCCGTGGCTACACGAGCACCTGGAGTAGTAACGTCAGCAGTAAACCATTCAATTGCACCTACTACTGTGTTGGCCGTAGCTGTAGTATCTGTGTCCTGGAATCTCATAGTGGGCTGAGCTGCGCTGGCGTCTCGTTGAATTGTAATATTGCCCAAAGAAACTACGTTGCCGCTGCGAACGTTGCCGGTAGCACTAACAAGCCCGCCGGTGTTGATGTTTGCTCCAGTGACGTTACCTGTAGCCGATAACACTCCACTAATGAAAGCACCAGTATTAGCAAAAACAGCCACGTTGCTGGTGCCGTAAACACCAATGGTCACATTACCGCCTAGCCCCGACGATAATACTTGAACGTTGGAGTTACCTGAGAAAATTTGACTTACTGAAAGATTACCAGTTAAACTGGTATTTCCAGTAACAGTTAAATTGCCATCGACTACAACGTCAGCTTGTGCATTTCCTAGACCGCTAGAAAGGGTAATGCTGTCCCCTACTCCCAGCGTTTGAATGGTGTAGTCACCGTTGACAATTTTATAAGTGGCCATTTACAGATCCTTTGTGTTATTTATTCTGTTCAAGAACTCTGTCATTGGCATGGTTGTGTAGTTAGTGACACTTTCAAATTCTTTCACGTGCACAGTGGTATCGCCTATGACCCTTACAAACGGTGTTTTAGCGTGATCGCGCATGACCGTGGCCAGTTGTCTAGCCCAGTTGCCAGTATAGGTGGGCACAGCAGAACTTTTTTTGTAAAATTCTGAATCAGCATACACATTGTTGAATTTATTGTTTACAGGACCCATATCAAAGCCCACAAGATAGACAATTTTAGCTCGATCAAAGCAGGCAATGCTGGCAGCAATAGGACCCGAACTGAAGCCATAGTACTTTTGCGGCACACTCAACGCTCCTAGATTTGCTATTGGCCGCCGGGTATAAAATCTATGATTTTTAGCATAGCCTTCGGTTTGTATTCTTTCGCTAATAGGACGGTCAGTGCTGACTAGTACTGTGGGCACAAAGTCCCTATAGAGAGCGTTGCAGCCATAGATATTGCCCATGTGACGCAGGTTGTTGAGATCTACCTGCTGTCTACTTACTCCATTACCTAATACAAATGCTGCGGTCATAAAAAATCCTCCTAGTAGTTATCTAGGAGGATCCTGGAGTTACACCAAATTAGGAGGTAACGTTGTCTACCAAAGCCAGATTGACAGTGGTTTGAGCAGTACCAGACTTGATTACTGTGCCTTCGTCTGTGAAGAAGTTGGCAACGTAACGAACATCGTTAGTAACTTCAGATTGAGTAAATCCTGAACCGCCAGTGAAGTCCAACAAGAATTTGTTGGTTAGCTTGCTGATTGGGGTAGCAGTAGAGTCACCTGTGGCTTCTGTGAATGTAATGCACATTAGACCAGCTGCTGGTGTTGTGTCATTGTCCAGTACACAGACCCCAACACTGTAGGCAGAACCATTGCCGCCACCGTCGGCACCAGTTGCTGTGAAAATTCCGCCTACTGCAAGGTCAGCTTCTGCACCAATTGATTGCCAATTGGTGGTGCCTAACGCAGCAACTTGATATGCTTGTCCAACCACAAAACTGCCGTCGTTAACGCCTGTGACATCGCCAACTAGATATTTGCGGGAACCTTTCTGACGAATGACGTAGCCTTGAGCTACACCTATACCTGAGCCCGAAGGATCAGCAATGTTAACAATTACATCAACACGAGGAAATGTAGCACTAGGGGTGTCTGTAGGTGTTGCTCCGCCGACCACGCCCAAGAATTGGGTAGAATTCAGTGTGTCGGATGAATTGACCACAGGATTGGTCAGGCTTGCGAAATTTGGAAAACCAAGGTCAACACTGACGCTAGCGCCGCCGTTGCCTGAACCAGTGGAAATTTTTTGTATTTTTAGAGGACGTCCCATTTGTTTTCTCCTTAAAGAAGTCCGATGTGGGTTCTAGCCACTACGCGGTGGGTTTAAAGTACCGCATAAAACACCGTATTGTGTTGACAAGTATTTATAGAAATAGCAGATATACCTCAAGTTGCCATTAAATATCCACATGAACCCCAACGAACTTATTGAAACTGGAAACCAATTTAGATCCAAAAACCAACCCGAACAAGCATTAAGTTGCTATGCGCAGGCCTTTGTTCAAGATCGACACTATGCCGCTGCATTCAACAACTACGGCAATGTACTGCGAGAAGTTGGAGAACCAGAAAATGCCGTTCCGTTTTTACAACGTGCAATACAGTTGGATCCTAATAACATCACTGCCAAATTTAATCTAGCCATTGCTTATTTGTTGGCTGGAGATTACAAACAAGGATGGCCCGCCTATGAACATCGCTGGGACTACGAGCACCTAGCAGGAACCATGCCGCCATTTACTAAACCAAGATGGCGTGGAGAAGATCTTCGAGGTAAAACTATTCTAGTTGTAGGCGAACAAGGCCATGGGGACAATATTCAGTTTGTGAGGTTTTTATACAACCTGCATGTGATGGGTGCAGAGATTATACTGCAAGTAACTGACGGGCTGATTCCGTTATTGAAATCCAGTGCCATACTAAAACGAGTCACAGGATACGATTACAGCATTGACGATTTTGATGTTTGGACTCCCATAATGAGTATTCCCGGACTGCTAGGGGTGGACTTGTCTAACTTACCTCGTCCTGTGAACTATCTCAACGCAGATGCTGGGCTACAAAAACAGTGGCTTGCTTACTTTGGTCCAAAAACAAAAATGCGAGTAGGATTCAGTTGGAGTGGTCGTCGAGACAACTGGTTGAATCGTCACAAAGGCATGCCATTTGATCAAATGATGGAATTGATCAAATCAAATCCTCAATACGAATGGATTAACTTGCAGGCAGACTGTACTCCAGAAGAAGAGATGCAGCTCAAACAAGCAGGCGCACATTGTTTGCCGCCTAATCCAAACATGTGGGCTGACACCGCTGCTCAGATGATGAGCATGGATGTAATTGTCAGCGTCGATACTGCTGTGGCCCATTTGGCTGCGGCCCTGGGTCGTCCTACCTGGCTAATGTTGAATTGGTTTGGGGTTGATTGGCGTTGGTTAACCAAACGGGAAGATAGTCCTTGGTACTCGACTATGCGTGTGTTTAGACAACCTGCTATGGGAGACTGGGTAAGTGTGACTCGCAAGGTTGGCCAGTATCTGTCGTGGTTCAAGGTATAATCTAGTACAATACACATGTATCCAATATAAGATACAATACTAGCAAGGTCGTTAAACTATATTATTGACCCCAACTACTCCTGGCATGACCCGCCTGGATGTTGGGGTTTTCACATAGACAATTTAGGTGTAATAAACAATCTCACCTGTTGTGGGATTGTATGCCATTTGATAAAAGCCCGCAGGTAATCCACTGGATCCACCGTTGCGCACAGGTTTCACTGTGAATGTGTTGGCTGTGGTTTGTTGTAGGTCTGTGCCTGTGGCATTGATGATGATTGAGTTGTTGCCCTGATTCAATTCACCAGCATAGTAACCAATGGCCACTGCTGAGTTGCCTTGTGCGGTACTGCCAGCCAAGTAACCAATGGCCACTGCACGATTTGCTTGTGAAGTAGCACCAGCATCTGTACCAATAGCCACGGCCTGGATGCCTTGTGTGTTAGTACCAGCACCAGCACCAACGGCCACTGCGGCATTACCTTGATTGTTTTCTCCAGCTGAGTCCCCAATAGCAACTGCAACTTCTCCCTGAAAACTCAGCCCAGCACTTAATCCAATGGCCACTGCGTTAACACCTTGTGCATCATAACCAGCCGATGAACCAACGGCTATGGCTCCCGAGCCTTGAAATGTGTTGCCACCAGTATTCAGACCGATTGAAATGGATGCGGCGCCTTGTCCGCCTTGACCAGCATATTGACCTAGGGCTATGGCTGCATTGGCCTGGCCGTCAAGTCCGGCATTTTGGCCCAGGGCTATGGTATTGGGACCTGCGGCACCTGTTTTGTTGCTTAACAGTGCCCAGGTTGTTGCGCCACTGGGTGTAGCAACTGCTGTGAGTTCGCCCAGTGCATTGCCTATGTACAAAATAGTTGTGGCTTGATCTACCACAAGTTCCCCAGGTCTAGCATTGCCGTTGTAGTTTGCCAATGTCTCTTGAGCATTGTCCTTCATTGCGGCACGTGAAATGCCTGTGATGTTGTCGTATGGTGGTGGTGGATTGGCCATACTTTACTTATGATATTGTTGTCAACAAAAAACCCGCCGAAGCGGGTTTTTTGTTTGGGTGCAATCTCTGATTAGGAGAAAGACAAGTTAGACACGGCGATCTCACCAACGTAGTCACCAGCGTTACCAAAGCTGCTAGCAGTGTTGGTAAGTTCGATGTATCCGTAACGAGTCATGAAGCTCACGACTGGTTCGAATGTTGTTGGGTCCAGAACAACACCGCTGCTCATCAATGGAATGTATGGGCAGTAGAATGCTGGAGCGTCAGCTTCCGAAGAACCTTTGTAACCAACCAACACAGGTGTTGTGTCGCTAGCATAGCTGTCGACGAACACACGCATTGCGCCGTTCAAGGTACCAACAAACTTGGTGTTTGTAGGAGCTTCGAATGTGCCTTCTGTAGTGCGAGCAAAAGCAGAAGTAGTTGCAGATTGCAACACTGTCAAGCTAGCTGGGCTAACCACAGCATAGTTACCAGCGCCACGACGTGTACGCTGAGCGATCAGGTTAGCAACACGGTTGATCAACACGGCCAAAGCAGCGTGTTCGTCACCAACGAATGTAGCAGTACCAGAAACGGTAGCTTGGTTGTATGTGAACTCGGTAGAAGCCAAGCTGCGCAGACTCAAGAGAATCTCTTGGTCAATTTCAGCTGTAATTTCTTGAGCCAAAGCTGCCATGATTTCGGCTTCAACGTCGATACCATGCATAGCTTGTGCGTCTTGGGCACTTTCAAATGTCCAACGTGCTTGCAACTTGCGAGTCTTGGCTTCAACAGCCTGCTTCAAGATTTGCACGGAAATTTGCTTACCGCCATTACCTTCCATAACTGCTGTAGCGCCACCAGTGTAGCTTGTAGCAGTGCCGGTGTCTTTTGGTACTGTAGAATATGCAGTAGCAATAGTGAATGGGCTCAATGCTTCTTGGCCAGCTGTAACGCTAGTTGCGGCAGCAGAAGAATCAGTCAAGCTCTGTGCATAACGTACACGCAGAGTGTGGATCTGACCAACTGGGCCAGTCATAGGCTGAACGCCGACCAACTCGTTAGCAATAACGGTTGGCATTACACGTCGAATCACGGGAAGAATCACGCGGTTTAGTGTAGCGATGTTACCAGCACTAGTAGAACCTGCAGAAGCGTTTTCTTTGAGGTACTTGCGAGTGTTTTCAAGGATCACACCCATGGAATTGCGCTTGGTGCCATTCAGACCTTCGAGCAGAGCTTCCTTGGTCTCGCCCCAGCGACTTTCTAACAATTGTTCTGACATTTAAGTCTCCTAAAAATTAAATTACAGTCCTGCCAAACGTTTGAGGTCAATCACATTGCTGCGATCTTCTTCAGTTGTTTGCTTAGGAACAGTCTTATCACCGGTTACTGCGGAAACGCTTTCTGTGATCACGGGTTTTGCTTTCACAGAACGGTCTTCCAGCACTGCTGGTAGATACTTTTCGAACGCATTCTTTAGACGTGAAGTCTGAACACTTTCGAGCAAATTACGCATAACGTCGGCTTTTTCCCGGTTTAAGGGACTTAGCAATTCACGCATTGTGGTTTCACGTTCGTTGCTTTCCTTGATTACACGCAGTTCGCGTTCTTTTGACTCAACTACGGCGCGAGCCTTTTCGCTGAGTTTAATGGCTTCAGCCAATTGCTGATCTTTGTTCTGCAATGCAGAATATAGCTTGCGTACTTCGGCTTTCTCATTGAGGTGAGTAGCACCGAATTCGGCAGCATACGCTTCAAAGATTCGACGACCAAAACTGTTCTCGCGAGCAATTTTGATATCTTCTTGCAATTGATTAAGTTCACTCTTGAGGTGACGACTAACAGCCTGACTCATTTTCTCTGCACTTTCTTTTACGAAACGTGTCTTGAGAGTTTCAAGTTTTTCACGAGCTTCACGAACTAGGCGGACTTTTGTTTCCACCACATCACGTTTGTCTTGTGCAAATTCTTGAATTTCACGAGCCAATGCATGCACCATGAAGTTTTCCATTTTCTGTAAACCTTCAGTGTGCATCATGCGATCCTTGCGTAATTCGCCAATTTCTTCAGCTAATTTAGAAACCATGAAGCTGTTGAACTTCTGTGCTGATTCCTTCATTTTAGACTGAAATTTGACGCGATCTTCAACTAGTTGTGCTTTTTCAGCAGCAACTGATTGAATTTCAGACGCAAGGCCTTCTGTTACCATCTTGTCAAGAGCTTCAACCATGACTGACTTGTCGTGCTCATAGCGTTGTGCGAACTCCTCACGAAGTTCAGCACGAGCCTGCTCACGAGCTTCATTCAGCTTGCTTTCCCAAGCCTCATTGATCTCTTGACGAGTTTCCTCGGTGATCAGGTTACTATCTAGCAATGGTTTGATAGCATCTAACATGCCTGGTTCTCCTTATATTTTGAGTTCCTTGATGAGCTTGACAACCTCGCTCTTCAAGTACCTCTGCACTTTGTTGTCCTGGCCAGCTTCTTTAGCAATCTCAAGCAGGCGATGACCATATTTCATGTTCATCATACTTTCGTATACTGCCTTGGGATAAGCATTTGGAGCACTGGGCTGGGCAACTACATCTACAGTGACAATTTCAAAGTCACTTACATGTCCTGTTCTGTCGTCGACATTTCCAGATCCACGACTTGATACTCCCAGTTTTACGCCAGATTGCAGCAGAGTCTTGATCAAGTTACCCATGGGGGTAGGCAAAATCTTGAGCTTGCCGCAGCCTGCGGTTCCATCCATCCACATTTCTTCTACACTATGGCACACACGGTCTAAGTTGATTTTCAGATCGTCTGGATGATCTACTTCACCTAGAACCGAATAACCTTCAGAGATCTGTTTGTTAATCGTGTTAACCGCTTTGGTGATTTCATGTAGAGGGTACACTCGCTCATTTGCGTTGCGCTTGTTGCCCTCAATACAGATGCCTTTGAGATACAGGTTCTTGCCCCCGTTCATGTCGGACTCTTCCAAAACTTGGATGTTGGCTTGAGCGAAGGTAAGTTGTTCTCTTAGGGTTTTCATGCTTAGTTGTGCTTGCTAGGAATTACACTTTTGGTGTTTACACCAGACGCCTGGGTTTTAACCGGGGCAGGAGCAGCACTCTTAAATGCTTTCTTGCCGGCTTCTTGTGTAGGTGTTACACCAATGTCTTTGACAGTGTTCTTATAAGCAGCTGAGTCGTGATGTCCGCCCATGCTAGCACCTGTGTGTACAGGCTTTACTGTGCTGCCGATTGGGCCTTTAGCGCCAGCATTAGCGGCTACTGTAGACTTCTTGTTAACGCCGCCTTCTTCAGAAGTCACTGGCTTTGGGGCTGCTTTAAGGTCTAGACCTTCCATCATGCCCATTTCCATTTCTTCGGTGTCATCCATTTCGATGGCATCTCCGCCTTCATCAGGACCAAAGTCGTCGCCGTCGCCGCCGCCTTCGTCGCCCATAAGGTCTTCAAATTCGGCCATGAGTTGATCTAACTTGTCTTCTAGATTCATGATGTCGTCTTTGGTAGCTGGCTCATCGCTGCTGCCCATGTCGTCATCCATGTCGTCACCGCCGCCGATTTCGATTTCATCGTCGTCGCCTTCGGCTTCCATGTTCATGTCAGATTCTTCTTCCATTTCGACTTCGTCGATCAGGTCGTCACTGGCATCACCGCCCATGGCGCCTTCTTCTAGCTCTTCGTCAGCAGCTTCTTCCAGCTCTTCGTCAGCGCCTTCGTCTAGCTCTTCTTCGGCCATAATATCTTCGTAGATTTCGCGACTTTTTTCCACAACAATGTCGTGGAATAGTTCACGTGCTTTTTGTTCTTCGTCGTTGATGACGTACTCAATGAGTTGTTCAAAACGGTTCATAGGGTAAAAACTCCTTCTAGGTAAAGTGTGTTGTTATTTACACAGTAGAAGAAAAAGACGTGGTTTAAGGACAGAAAATGAAGATAAATGCCAAGTTTATGCAGGCGGTGCTGCAACTTGTCCGTATTGTTGACGGATCAACTTTAGTTTTTCTTTGTACTCGTAGGTTCTTACGTCATTCATTTTTCTCAACTTATTGAGTTGACGCAGAGTTAGACGACTTTTGCGCAGGTCACCCAGCTGCGGTTGGCTGTTGTCCTGCGGTAAATCCTGATAGGCTTCAGGTTCTTTTTTCCAAAATTCGTTGAGTATCATAACAATATTTATACCGCAGGAGGTGCAGCGCCACCTGGTGCAACTGGCGCTGGAGCGCCAGCATCTGGTGCACCTGCGGCTGTGGCTGGTTCCATACCGGCAACATCTTCGCCAGACTGAATGTCAGTTTCTAAACCGCCAGGCGTAATACCCACTGCTCGTAGATCCTGTCCTGTAGTAGGCTGCATTTCTGGAGAATCGCGTTCTTCGCGCCACATTTCTTCGTTCTTCTTGATTTCGTCTTCGCTGAGTCCCAGGAATCGTTCTAACAAGAAACGTTTTGACATATAAGGCAGTGCTTCTAGTCCTTGGAAGGCTTGAATGCGAGTGTTGTCTAGTTCGCTTTGACGATAACTTGCAAAGTTCTGCGGTGCACAGAATTTCACTGAGAACAAGCCAGAATCAATGTTAAAGCCGCGCCACTTCAAGAACATCTTGAATTCATCATCTAGTTTCTGTGCAATCAATGCCTGCAGGCGTTCACAGTACTGATTGAAACGATATTCTTGAATCAGAGCTGTACCTACTTTGCCGTCAGTCATAGCACGGTCTGAATCATCAGGACCTGTAGGCAAATAGCTACTAGGCACACGCAGACCACGTGCCATCTTGTTGTTGAAATACTTCAAGTCATCAATTTCGCCCAGGTTCTGACCGCCGGGCAGTGTTTCAACACTGGATCCGCGACCGTCGGCTGTTTGTGGGAAAAAATAATCTTCGTTGATACTGAGTGGGTTGTAGCTGGCATCCATCATGTTGTTGCCGCCGCCTGTTACAGTGGGAATTCGGCGTTGATGCATTTCGTTTTTGATGCGCTCAACAAACTGCATAGCAAGGTGACTGGGCATGTTGCCTACGTCAATTTTGAAGATTCGGCGTTCAGGAGCACGTTGCACACGATAGATCAAGATAGCATCTTCCAACAGTTCTTTTTGCTTGAATACCTTGTAGATGTTTTCCAGTATTGAACGACCAAAAGGCCAAAACACATCTAGACCTTCGTTCAAGCTCATATGCACCACGTGCTTGGCATCCAGACAAACCTCGTTCATGGCCTGCATGAAACGACTGTTGCCCACACCACCGCCAGTGCCGCCGTTGGGCATGGTGTAGTTGGCGCTGCCGGCAATGGTTCCTGTTACTGGGTTGGTCATGTAGTCTGTGGTAGTTTTTGCTGCCACGCTCATGTTTTGGAAGTTGGGATTGATGTCACGAATCACATACTGTTCAGGACGTTTGCCTTCTGACTCGTTTACAATCACTCGAGCCACTTTGCTCATGTCCACCCAGTACATTTCAAATGTTTCTGGATCACGTACAAACACTTGGTCTCCATACTTGATGGTATTGCGAAACAGTTTGAAAATGCGTTGATCCAGCTTGTTGAGCTTGACCCACTGCTGTAACTGTTTGCGAATGATGTCTATTTCGTGATCAGTGGGCTTGTCAGTGTACTGAATGTCAAATGGCGTGTTGTTTTGTTCGTTTATCTGTGTGCTAAATTCAGCAATAATATCAAGACACGCATTGATTTCTGAATCCATGTCCATGTTTTCGTACTGATTGTAGCGTTCAATACGATTAGGGTGTCCTGAGTATACTTCTGGCAGTCGACTGGCATAGTTACGAAACACTAGATCAGCACGGCTGCTGGTGCCATCGTTTTTTCCGTAGCCTGGATATCCATCAGAATATCTGCCCGATATTGGACTCATACTACCTGAAGTGTCAGCAACTTTGAAATATTTTTTCCAGCCGGTTTTGTTTTGATCTGCCATGTTGTTATTTACCGTTAATTGCTAGTGACTTGAAGGATCTTGGTGCTGATGTCATTGGCATTGCGTTGTTCACGTACCAGTTCAGAAATCATGTCAATCAATGTTTTGGTCTGTGCTACGTTTTCTTTTATTGATTCTGCTACCACATCATCGTTGTATCTGCTTTGTAGATCGACAACATCTGCTTCAGTTTTGGGGCCGGATTTTTTGTCTTCTTCTCCGTAGTTTTCTAGCATTTCCCGATCAAAACCTTTGGCCATTAACTCTGTTTTCATGTCGCTCAGTTTAGCAAACATCTTGGCTTGACTGGCAGCTACTACACTATCAACATCTTGGTAAGTGTCTTTGCCAGTGTCGCCTTTCAAAAATTTCAAATTGTCAACTTGAGATTGAAATTGAAAATATTTCTTGATTTCATCGGGGAAATCCACAGGAATTCTGTTGCCCTTGAGCGGCATAACTGCTTCAGCGGTGCCACCTTCGCCAATAACAGCTGGTGTACCTCCAGGAGTAGGTTGCACAATACCGCCTTCGGCTAGCATTTGCACATGAGGATGATCCTTAGCAATGAAAGGACGGAATAAACCAGCATTGGCCAACAGTTCGTCCATGGGCCCTTTGCTTTTGCCCATTCCTGCTACGCTGATGTCTACAGCATTGCCAACACCATGCAAACTGCCTTTGCCCGAACCTTTGACATTGTAAGTTTTGCCTTGGTAAGTTATTTCTTGATCATCTTTGGGAGCAGCAGGCATGTGAACACCCGGTTCATTGAGTATGTGGCCCCTGACCCAGAGTTCTGCCTGCTTCTGGTCTGATCTATAAGCACTGTTTACATCTACTGATTTTCCAGTTGACTCTGCAAATTTTTGCAGTCTTGAAATCATTTCATTATTAAGACCAGACATGTCTGCGTTTGGACCTATTTTGAGACTACCTTTGCCCCCGCCTTGTGCCTGACCTGCTGGCGTGGGTTGCCCTGGTTGACCGTCAGGTGCGCCTGCTGACGGAGGCGGTGGGGTCGAACTGCGTGTAGGTGCAGTAGTAGGAGCTGCGCCACCACCTGCTGCACCCCCGCCGCCTGCTGGCACTGCTCCTCCACCTGCTACCGGGGCCAACTTGCCTTTGAGCGTTGATATCTGTCCTGATCTTGTGTCAATACTAGCTTTGGTGTCAGCAATCTTTTGTTCAACTTTAGCAGTGCTAACTCCTTTGGCAGCAAGATTGGCTCTTTCTTCATTGAGTTTGGCCAGACGTTCAACTTCGCTGACATTCATGGTTTCCAGGCGAGCCAACTCTCCTTGATCAAGTCGTTGTTGTTGCCTTACTTTGCGTTCTTCTCTAGCCGCGTCTGCAATTTTCTTTTCTTGATCTAGCAGCGACTGCGAAGCCTTGGCATATTCTTCTTTGTTCTTGGCAATTTTTTCTTCAAGAGGTTTGAGCTCTTCACCGTACTTGCCTGCACGTTTGGCATCTTTGAGAGATTTTTCGTCAGCTTCTAATTGCTTGGCCAACAGATCTGCACGTTCTTGCAAAGGTTTAGCAACATCTCTTTCTTTGCTAGTAGCCGCCGCGGCCTTGGTTTCTTGTGCAGTTTTTGGTTGTTCTTTTGCTGGTTCCTTGACTCCAAGTCCAAAGAAGCCTAGTACTTTGTTCAATGCTTTGCTTAACATAGTAAACTGATCTGCTAGCACATTGGTAACGTTGCCTAGCTTTTCAGTCACGCTCAGAGCCTTGTCAATGCCCACAAACACAGCATCTTCCATTTTCTTGTTGAGAGCTTGCTGTTTTTTAATGTTTTCAGCATATTGGTCAGTGATACCATCGGCAGCTTTGCCACCGTCACGACCTTGTTTCTTCATGTCTTCTCGAATTTTTTCAGCTTCGGCTGCATTGTCTTTTTGTGTGGCCAATCCTAGCTCTGCGCCTTCACTGATTTTGAGCATGGTCTCTTCACCTACACCCATTTGGTATAGGTAGTTCATTTCTTTGGTCACTCGGCCTACAGCTTTACCAGTTTGATCAAATGCTTCAATGCCTTTGAGTTGTCCTGCTTTTTGTTTGTCTAGGATGTTCAGAGCTTCGCCTTGTGTGCTTTGATACAGTTTCATAGCTGCATCAGTGCCCATCATGCCTGTGGCCAAATCTCCGTAACCAGTTGCGGCTTCTTTGCTGCGTTTGTACAGCATCTTGTAAGTCACTTCCATTTCGTCAGCGGCTGCAATCTGTTTGGCATCACCCGAGTTGCGCATTTCCTCCAGCTTGGCACGGAAACGCTGTTGACTACGTGCTGCTTCCAGAGCTTGCTCCTGCTCTTTACGACTCATACCTGTGAGTTGAGTCAGTGCGTCTTGTTCTTTAAGATACTTGTTGGCACCTTCAGCTAGCTCCTTGGTAGTTAAATTCTGTGATTGCCCTATGCGACTTTGCAGGCGCAGATACTGCATGCTGGCATCGTTGATTTCTTGTTGAGTGTAACCAGCTGCCATCAAGCTCTTGCGATAGGGCTCCATGGCTGCGCCCATGTCTTCAAATTTCTTGCGACCATCTGCTACACTGCCAGCAAACAGGGTCAAATCACCTGCGTTGTCTGCTATTAGCCCAACATAGCTGTCAAGTTCGTTCATTGACAAGCCTAGTTTTTTGGCTCCTTGGTACACCCCTGTCATGCCATCGCTGGCAGCACCGCCAGCTTTGGCTAATTTGCTGTAGCCATCATAAATTTTATCAGCCATGACATTGGCTGCTTTGATGTATTCAGCTGTGGCTGCTGTAACTGCGGTAAGACCAGCAATTAAACCTTTGATTAGTGGGCCGCCAGGAATCAGCAGTGTAAGAGCAGCACCTGCTAGTTTAGCAGCATTGGATAGCTCATCAATAGAACTGTTGAACGCTGCGGCACCTTTTTTACCCTCGTACATGGCCTTGGCGCCTTCTACGCCAGCCTTGGCTACACTGGTTAGCGCATCAGCAGCCGCGGTTGTGCCTTTGGTAAAATTTGTAATGCCATGTTTGCTTTTCATTGCAGCATCTTGCACTTCGTCAGCAGTGCTCTGATGCATACGGCCATACAATTCCATCTCCCGGTTTACCCGGCTCATTAAGTCTGCTAATTCTTGTGCTTGCTGATTTACGTCGGCCATGCTTGGTTACCTATAAGTAGAAGTATATTTATAGGTGACAAATGAACCAAACTGCTAACCCACTACGTCAATATTTTCGTCGTCCCAGCATCTATCTCAGACTGCCCAGTGGCGGAGATTTTTGGCCTCCGGAGTCGCTGAATTCTACGCAAAACGGTGAGCTTCCAGTTTTTCCCATGACTGCCATCGACGAGATCACATATCGCACTCCAGATGCACTGTTTAACGGAGAAGCTGTGGTGTCAGTGATTCAAAGCTGTATTCCCAGCATTACCAACGCCTGGGACACTCCCGGATCAGACCTCAACAGTATCTTGGTTGCTATTCGAATTGCCAGCTATGGGCATGAATTGGAAATGGCATCCGTTTGCCCGGCCTGTCAAAACGAAGGTGAATACAAACTAGATCTACGCACAGTATTGGATCAACTACAAACTCCTGATTTCAAGTACAGTGTCAATCACGGTGATCTGCAGATATTTTTCCAGCCCATTAGCTACCGACATCAGCAGGAAACCAATGCTACACAATTTGAAGAACAAAAAACAATTCAAATGATTCCTGGATCAGACCTGCCAGATGATGAGAAAATAAAGAGACTCAATGCTGCACTCAAGCGCATCACGGAACTCACAGTAAATGCGCTCAAACACAGCATTGCTGGTATTAAAACTCCTAGTGCACTGGTCACTGAACCAGAATTTATTCAAGAATTTTTGAACAACTGTGATCGAACATTGTTTAACCAAATTAGAGATCATGTGATTGAACTGCGTCAGGCCAGTGAACTCAAGCCCTTGCAGATCAAGTGTAACAATTGCAACCATGAGTACAGTCAACCATTGACCTTGGACATGGCCAGTTTTTTCGCAGCCGCCTCCTGACCTTAAGCTACGAAGAAATTGACAAGCTGGTCCAACAAATGGATCAGGAGGCTGACTCATTGCGCAAACAAGGACTCAAAATGTCATGGTACATGCGAGGAGGAGCTTCTTACGAGGATGTGATGAACATGAGCTATCATGAACGTGCCATGCTCAATGAGTTGATCAAAGAAAACTTAGAAACCACACAAAAATCCAAACTACCATTCTTCTAATGTTAGATATAGAAAAAGTTAAACGAGATATTGAGCAGTGGATTGTGAACTTTGTAGAAGTTCCGCACCCTGCGTTGGGCGGATTTCCGCCTTGTCCTTACGCCCGTAGTTCACGACTTAAAAACAGTTATGATGTGATCATTGGCACAGATCCTTACTATGATCTCAATAATCAAGCACGCCACGGCATGGGCGACAAAGAAGTTGTTATATATGTTTATGATCCTGTGGAATGGCCACATGACCAGTTTGCAGCAAATATAGATCAGGCCAATCAAGACTTTTTGCTGGCTGCTGACTTGTTGTCTTTGGAAGATCATCCTGCTGATCAAGAGATAGTCAACGGAATTTGTATGAATCAAGGCACTTATGCACTAGCACTAGTGCAAAGTGTAAGCGATCTTGATGCCAAAGCACGCTTGATGGCACGCAAAGGCTTCTATGATACTTGGCCGGAAGACTATCTTACAGCACTATTTCAACACAGAGAGGATCCTCGAAAGTGACGTACCAGTTTGCCAGAATCAATTTAGAAAAAACAACATACCAGCCCCAAGTGGATTGGTTCTATATCACTGAGCCTGATATTGCTGAACTGCAAGACATTTATCGAACCTACTGCATCTACAAACACTTTGGCAGTGTGATGCCGTTGTTTGACAGCCAGTTCACAGAACCAGGTATGGATCTCATTGGCTACAGGGATCAAGGCCAACTGGTGGCGTTTTCAATGATGAAACGCTACGATGACAAAAATTTATTAGCCGCACAATTTGCCTGGAACTATCGCAAACCCCGATTACGTTTGGGAATTTCAAGTTTACAGACAGAATGTGCAATCTACAGACAGCGAGGATTTGAATACTTGTATTTGGATCAAGCGCACTTGTACAAACAGGACCTCGAAGGTTTTGAAATACTAGGACCACTATAATGGACATTTACACAATTTGGGCAGACAAAGAAGGCGACATCTCAGACTTGGACTGGGTCAACGGCATGAAAAGTTTCTTTGATCATTTGAAATCAGAAGGCCGGATGGAAGACTATCGCATCACTAGATGCAAGATGGGTTTTAGGTCAATCGCAGACATGCCGGAATGGATGATACTGATGGAGTTCCGAGACATGGCGCAGATGGACTCAGCATTTAAACGTGTTGCTCCTCTTGAAGGCGAACTAGAAACCAAACACAAGTCATTCAATCAGTTTGTTTCTGGAACCATACAACATGCACTGTTCCGTGACTGGCCGGACCAGAATCTATGAAAGTCATGGCACCTATATCAGTAGGTGAACTGATTGACAAAATCACCATTCTAGAAATCAAACAACTCAGTGCTCGCACAGATCAACAGCGTGGCAACATTGATCGTGAACTAGAACAGCTGATCAACATACTTGACTCATTGAGTCTGACTGAAGAGATTGCTGATTTACGAGCCAAGCTACGCGGGGTCAATCAAGCATTGTGGTACATTGAAGACTACAAACGCCAATGCGAACGAGCTGACAGTTTTGAAGCTGGTTTTATCACGGCCGCAAGACAAGTTTATATCAAGAACGATCAACGTGCTGACATCAAACGCAAGATCAACGAGCTGTGTGGCAGTGATATCGTAGAAGAAAAAATTTACTAACAATATCAAATCATGACAACAAAAATCATTGCTTTTTTAACTGGAACAAATACTGGTTGCACATTTCTTGATTGGAGTGTGTTGTATTTGTCAGGGCAGACTGAGTTTTATTCATTCTTAGACCAAGATTACATACCATTGACACATAATCCAGTGACTCCGCTCAATGCGCACGGACACAAGAAAAATCATCTATGTGGGTTTGATCGAAACTCCGAAGAAGTCAAAACATTTTTGAATCATTGTCAGGGGTTGTTGACCTTGTACCCTTGGACCTTGCGTTTTTCACAGGCTGCTGAACAAAACGGTATAGACATAGAATCTTCAATTCTTACGCAAGATTTGATTGACAAGATTGAAGATTCCATGGCTCAGGATTTAAAAAAACTTTGGTTGTATTTGCATTCATTACAAGCCAAAGTGGTGTACGTAGAAGACGATCCTAATCTGTCCTTGGCACATGTGGACCGTCGCAGTACTGAAGGTGGCATTAAAATGTTTAAGCCATCAACTCTAGAAGAAATTGACAAAGAATATCAAGAAATATTTTATTCAGACAGTATAAAAGCCTGGCAAGATCTTGGACTAAACAACATCTGGGATGACAGAGAACGGCGTGCATTAGACTTTCGACATCACCTTGACTACACACAAGCTAGGCAGCATATGATGCCATTTGATCTACCTCATCTAAGAGTCAACACCTCTGAGCTTTGGACGCAAGGAGAATGGGTAATAAAACAGGTCATGGCTTTTTGTGAGCTTGAGATTGACCAATCTCGTTGGGAACACTGGACGGTTATGTATCAGCAATGGAAAGATAAACTGCAACAGAGAATATTATTCTGTTATAGATTACCAACAATATTGAAATCCATAGTTAATAATTGGTATTACGACATTGGTGAGCTGACATTCATGCAAGAAGTTGTAGTGCAACATCTGTTGATTTACAAACATCAGTTGAATCTCAAAACATGGGAATTGTCTAAATTTCCACGCAATGCACAAGACCTACACAAACTTCTGGAACCAAATATACATTCAGTGCCAGACATCTACAATATAAGATCTACTGCGTAGATCAGTTGTTTTCGCTATCGCTCAACAACTATTTTATTTAAAGAGCGAAGCGATTAAGTATTCATCCAGATCCAATGGTCACACTTTGCCCGCACAGGGCAAAGAAACTTCATCCGAGTCGGGCAAGTCACTTAGCGTTACAGCATTGCAGAGGCGGTTGTCCGGTACCTCGAGCTGCGTCTTTATCACAACGGCGGTTTGTATCACATACGCTAACATGCATACAAACGTGTACTATCACTAGTACGTCTTTTTCCCTTTTAAAATTCTGTTCAAACAATCAAACCGCAGGTGTTAAGCGATCGTGGTCCTGTCAAGGATACTGATTGAGTGCTCGCTGGCGCGGCGAGGCTTCGGATCCCTGCGACACTGGGCCCAGGTTTCTACTGTTCGGCACACGAGGTTGACCTGTGCGAGTCCTAACTGCCTAGTTTAGATTTTGTTGATTATGTGACTGCCATGTACACGAACTTGGATGTGTCCGTTATACCAGTCTTTTGATTCTAGCACTCTGCGTGAAAATTGTTCTCTTGCTTCGATATAGCTGCACTCTGATTTGCTTTTACAGTAATAAAGTATTTCTCTTGTAAAATTGTCTTTGCCTAAAAGTTCTACATCCTTGGACAGTTCTGGTGAGCTACCGTAGTAGTCTCTCCAGTCTGAATCCACTTTGGTGCGAATCTTCTTTTTCTTTTTAGTGCCGTTCTTGAGTTTGACTGTACGTTGTGTGGTACGAGAGAATTTTGCTAGTTTTTTGCCTATGTATTTGCGTTGATTGGTGACGTTGGTTATAAGATACACAAAGCCTACGCAGTCTTCGGGTAGCTCCTCTACAAGTTGATTGTTGTAAAACCATGTCATCCATGTTAGTTATCTGCTGCCTGTCTAAATGTTATTTTTATGCCAAATCTACGTCAGTATTGTATTGTGTAAAGCCGTTTTCTTTGATCACTTTGAGAATGTTCTCAACACGACCAGCTAGTTCGTCTTTGTGACTCACAAGCCAGATACTCTTGTGGCGTTCGCGACTCATCTTCTTCAACAAGCCCAGACCGTTTTCTACACCCTGTGTGTCCAGACCATTGTCCATGAGCTCGTCGATGAACAGCAAGTTGATGGGATGATATAGGCTTTCCCAAACATCGCGGAATGCCCAGCTCATTGAAAGTATCAATCGGGTACGTTCGCCGCGACTCAAGTTATCAAAGTCCAGTTCTCGACCCAGTTCTTCAATGCTCACAGAAAGATCATTCTGGAACTTTACTGTGTGTGGAAGACCAATACGATCCAAGTAGTGTGTGAGACGTTGATTGAGATAGCTCAAGTTTTGGTCAATGATTTTCTTGCGCACAAAGCTGTCTTTTGATGTTAACAGTTTTAGCAAGAAGTCTTGATGCTCTTGCAGCCTGGTAAGATCATTCAGTGTATCGTAGCTTACTGTCTGTAGAGCTTGGCCTTGCATGTCAGAAATTTGTTCGCCATACGGGTCTACCTCATTTTGACGAGTTTCTAGACTGTTTTTAAGTGTGCTCAAAGTATTGCGATGGTTTAGTGCATTTTCCAAGGTATCGTAGAACACAATGGGTGCTGTGCCCAACGGACCCAGTTTGGACAATGTGTCTTGATGTTCTTGCCTTTGAGTATCATTGGCCAGGAGTTGCAGTGCAATTTCCTGTAGGCTTTTTTCGCGATCAGCACGAACTTTGTCTAAACTGTTGTCGTGTATCTCTGTACCACAAGCAAAACACCGATGTTGTTGGATCTCTTTAAGATCTTTGTCTAGTTGTTGTTTTTGTTTTTGTAGCTTGATGTCGTCAGTGGCAATTTGTCGTATCCAAAGATTCAAGTCATCAATGGATTTTTTCTTGACGTGATAGGCGTCAAGATCACGATGGGCCTGGATTTCAACGTCAATGTTGATGTGTTCTAGGTCTGTGATAGCTTGTGCAAAATTTGCACAATCCTCAGTTTGTTTTTTCAACCAAAGTGTCTGGCGCTTGCGCAGGCTTTCTATCTGCTCTTCAATGCGCTTGTTGGCTTCTTGTACTGCACGAATGCGAAATTCTTCTTGCGAGATAGCATCCTTGGTTTGTCGATTTAACTCTTTGACACGATCTGCACGTTCGCTGAGTTGCGTAATACCCAACAACTGTTCAATGATGATTCTTTGTTCATTGGCTTTCAGACTCAGGAACGGTTCGGTATAAGTGTTCAGAGCCAGTACATGTTTAAACATGTCATGACTCATACCTAGTATATGCTCAATAGCATCCTGCGTTTCTCTGCTGTCACCTTGTGCTTCATCAGTAGCAGACTGTTCTTCGTTGTTGACGTAAAACTTCAGCACATTGGGTTTGCGTCCACGTTCAATCTTGTATTCTTTGCTGCCAACTGAAAAATCCAAACTCACCAACATGTGTTTAGCATTGGTCTTGTTCACAAGATTGTCCTTGCGAATGTTTGACAGTGCATTGCCATACAAGGCATAGCTCAGTGCATTGATGATGGTGGTCTTACCAGTGCCGTTGCGACTGCCATCGCCACCTAGGTCAAGGTTCTCGCCTAGTACTAGAGTAAGGTCTCTGCGGTCAAAGTCAATGCCTTGTGTGGCATTGCCCACACTCATAAAGTTTTTTACAGTTAAATTTTTAAAACGAATCAATATCTACTCCGCAATAGTACATAGTGTAGCAATTTTTAAGAAGTTAAGCAAGTTTTTCGATCATTTGCACTGTCTAAAATACCGCATCAATTTTTGTCTATCAATTTTTCTACTTACAGTGTACTCGATTGGATTAAGATGCCTGGCAATTTTGTTAACCTTGACATGGTCAAAATGCCTGTCAAGGTACTGCAAAAACTCATGCTCGGCAGATTGACTTGGCGCCCATACGCTGAGATACAACTGTTGTTCTTCGTTGTCGATTACAACTGTAGCTCCGTCTACGCCAAACAAATCATGAACCATCTTGTCAATGTCACCAAGATTTATCCACTCGTCACCAATTCTGAAATTAGTACCGCGGCCGTAAAAATAATAGTCGTTGTTTATTTTTTCAAATTTATCTGAACTGGTCTTCCACTGAGTTTCTCCTAGACCAAGAGCTCTAACATAGAGAAAACCGTCAATGATATCAAATTCAAAAAAATCATCTAGCTGTGGCCCAATGCGATTGGTAATATATTTGTCAGGATCAGTGTCTTGGTCAACGACCTTGACCAAAAATCCATATCCAATGGTAGTATCACCAAATACATTTCGAATTGATGCAATATTTTTTTCTTGCATGAGTCGAACACATTGTTCGTTGACATAGAACAACGTAACAATATCCAAATTAAAATCAATCTTTGGAGTCTGTTCTAAGAAATTGATTAGTTTTTCTGAGCTATAGAGTAAGATTTTGTTGATCTGATGGTCAGTCACATATTTGCACAAATTTTTGTAGTAATTTGAATCAGGATAATGGTTAAACACGTAGTGGTTTTTGCTTGTTATAAAACTAGGCAAAAAGTGATAACACATACTAGCACCGTGATGTAAATTATTGGTATGTAAAGTGTTTTCGTTGGGTTGAAAATTCAAATGTTTACACAGTCGCAGAGTTTGCAAAACAATTTCCTGATGAGTAATTTTGATTTGTCGCGGCAATCCAGTGGTCCCGCCTGTGGCAGTCCACACAGCATCTACATCGGGAGTTGCAAACGCAGTATTGAGTATTCTCGATACTAGACTATGATTTTGAATTTGATAGTTGTCAAAGTCTTGTTCAGTTATTATGACATTGCAATTGAGTCGATTCCGTTCGTGATCCCAGAAAGAATAGAAATCTTTGTCGTTGGGATCAGTTTGTCTGCTGTAAACTATGGCAAAATCAACTTTACCGTGCATGGTCATTCTATGACTAGTTGCATCTTCCAAACTGTAAGCATGCGGCCAATCTACAATCATGATCATGCCTAATTCCCACACAGCAAAAACTGCACTATAGTAGTATGCGTTGGTGAGATTAAATTCTAACATCACTGTCTGCCCTGGCCGAGCCTTGTATTTTTCTACCAGCAGTATTTTCCAGTAGTCAATCATCTCACAGAATTCATCTCTGTCGATTTGAAAAATTTCTCCTGTGTTTAGATTTTCTTGGTGCAGAACAAAGTCTGCAGATATTAGATTCCTCGAAAGAATGTTCATTGTTGCGAGCTAATGTTAAATTTGGAAATAATTGCGTTGTACTGTGTTTGATCGTTCTTGACTTTTTGTTTAAAATTGTTCAACGACATGGTGTGTAAAGAAATGTAGTCAAATCTTGACATAGTTTCTTGTACCCGTTGATCTTTTACTGCGTCACGTAGATCTCTTTCCAGTTGTTCTTTTACTGCTCGGGGAGCAGAGCTTGGCACATAAAAAGCACACCATGCAATTAGAGTAGTGATATTTTTACCAGTTAGTTCTTTTACTGTTGGAATGTTAGGATAGCGAGAATCTCGTTGCTCGGCAGCAATAGCAAACCATTTGTTTTTGCCAGCTTGGACCATGCTTTTGGTTGTTCCGGTACTGCCAAATCCATATGCTACTTGTTTGGTAGAAATATCAGCTTGCCAAGTACCAAAATCTTTATAAGGTACGTGAGTGGCCTTGTCTGTGAACAACAAACCATATTCAGCTCCTAATATATGACCCACTGAACCAATGTTCCAAGAGCTATAGGAAGGATTTTTCAAAATTTCTTGTTTAAGATCGTTGTAGGTCTGAATGCTAGCTGATGCAAACAAAGCCATGTTAGCGTCCAATACTGGAGCAACAGGTTCCAATCGACTAATAGGTTCGCTGTTCTTGAACAAAGAAGAATATGCAACCACAGTGCCGCCGTCTAAAAAACCAATGGTGTAGCCGTCAGTGGGTTGATCATTGATATGATTCAACCCAATAACTCCAGCGCCCCCGGGTTTGTTTTCTACAATCACAGGTTGTTTCCATTTTTCAGTTAGGACTTCAGAAATTTTTCTTGCCATGACATCAGGACCTGAGCCTACTCCAACTGACAAGACAATTTTCACAGGTTTCTCGGGCCATGTTTGTGCATTAACAGCAAGAGTTGCAGTCAATGATAGAAGTGATAAAAATTTTTTCATTTGATTTTTCCTTTAGAGATTTTGATAAATCTTCAGCAACAGTTTGTTGTCGTAAAATTCAGATTCAATGTTGGTGAGCTGGTCTGTCACAATTTGATCCACTGATTCGAACTTAACATCACCAGGAGCCATGTCTTCGTCTACACCTACAGCTTTGTTTGGAATCAGGGCCATCTCACGCAGGGTGTAGTCCCGCACAAAAGTTTCTTTGATGAAGTTGGCTTCTTCGTATGAAATCTCAATGTCTAAGTTAACTCTAACATGCATCTTGGGTCGAAGCAGAGACGCAGCGTTGTCGATAAGATTTGCAAGGCCGTAAACCCTGTAGGTAGGCTGATCGGGCCAAGCATGATATACTGGATCTTTGCCCCATTCTAACACAGCGAGTCCGCGTTCGTCGTCACCGGCGTCTGCGTAGTTGTGAGGGAACGCATTTCCAATGTAGGTGATATTCTTTTTAGTCTGGCGTTTGTGAAAGTGCCCAGTGAACACATGACCAAAGCCTCCAAGATCTTCGCGACGAATTTCGCCATGATCCGGCATCTCTACCATGGCATTCATCAGGTAACCGGGCAGTTCAAAGTGTCCAAACAGGTAATCGCCTTTTAGTTTGGCCAAGCGTCGATGATCGTCCCCACATAACCAAGGGGCAATAGTGACATTACCATCGCTGAACCAATCATTGCAGATTTCCACACGAGGGAGGTGCTTCGCCCACTCCACGCTTTGAATGTCACGTTTATCGCGATAATATAGATCGTGGTTACCAGGAATAAAATACACACGTTCAAAGTTGTCATTCATGTGCTCCAGGGCTCGTAGGCTGTAGTTCAGGGTGACAATGTTCAGACTAGCACGATTGTTGTGCCAGTCGCCTAGGAACAAACAGGTTTCACAACCCTCTTGCTTGGCTTTTTCGGTAGCCCACTTCACAAAAGCCAAACAGTCTTCGTTGTGAACGGTGCTGTTTGACTTGAGCCCAAAATGTATGTCTGTGAAGATTGCGGCTTTTTTAAATAGATTACTCATCTACTGATTATACTACTCATCTAGACTAGAAACAACCGGTCCGGACATTTCTGCTGCACTCTTACCGCCGGCATTTTGACGAGTCCATGATGGGTTCAGGCCGTTGATTTCCAGGATGTCATCTCGTATGTTTTGCATTTTCTTCTCAATGTTGAGAATACGAGTAAAACTGTTGGTGATTGCGGCGGTATAGTAAGCGAATGGGTTCTGGCTTTTTGATTCGTCGAATTGTAGACCAATTTGACTGAGTTGAAGAAGAGCTTGTCCGCGCATTTCCTCGTTGTAGGTGTAGCCACGCCAGTTTGATCTTGTGGCATAGCGTTCACACAGTTTCATAAACATCATAGCAAGCTTGCGGGTCATGTTGCCGTGTTCTCTCGAAAACTCGCCAGTTTCTAAATCGCCCCGCCAATGACTACGGCCAACCAGATAGGGATTTTTATCTTCATCTATGCGATAGTGTTCAAACGGCGGGAAATTCAATCTTACATAGTTCATGTCCAGCACCGGAACCTCTACTAGGTCATCCAAGGGGTCTGTTTCGACATCGTCTAGTTCAAAGATTTCATCCAGTTTCTTTTTCTTTTGCTCAGCTTTGGTAAGTTTTTTAGGTGCTTTGGGAATGTGATCCCAACAGGTAATACGAAACACTAGATCAGTGTTGGCAATTTTCTTCTGATCAATTACTTCGCCTGTTTCGCGCTTGATGCGGTCTGCACGGTTCTTACGTGCTTCAACCACAGTGCGTTGATTGATTTTGTCTACGCTGGGCAGTATCAAATCAAATTGATGATCCAATACTCTATCTCTGTACCAACAGTAGGTATTTTTACTGAGGTGAATTTCTTTGAGAATGTCTCGATTGTTAAGGTAGTTGACCTTGGCAGGGGTTTTTGTTAGTAATGTCATAGATGTATGTATTGTAGCATTTACGCAACAGTTGTCAACCAGAATTTGGTAAATATGGTAAACAGGAGCCATTATGCTTACAGCACCGGACTATTACTATTATCAACAACAGCAACAGGCAAACGCCTACAATGCTTATATTCAACAACAGCAACAAGCCCAGCAACAAGCCCAGCAACAGGCCTATCTGCAACAACAAGCCTATCTTGCACAACAACAAGCATACTATGCTTATCAAGCTCAACAGCAACAAATTGCGCAACAACAAGCCTATCAACAGTATTTACAACAGCAACAACTGGCCGCGCAACAAGCAGCTCAAGCAGCCGAACAGGCTCGTCAGTCTGCTGAAAACGCCGCTATTGAACAGGCTCGTGCTGCCCAGGCCGCACAGGTCGCTGCTATTCAGGCCGCTGCCCTGGCTGCTCAAGACATACTGGCTGCGCAGACTGCACAGGCTGCACAAGCCGCTCAAGATTTGGCAGCCGCACAGATACAGGCACAAATTGCTGCACAACAGTCAGCTGCCGCTGCCGCTGCTGCCGCGCAACAACAACAACAATTACAACTGGCATTGCAGGCACAAGGACAAGAACAATTTGCTGCTTCGGTGGCTGTGGCTGTAGGACAAGCATCCAACAGTGTGACAGCCAGCATTGAACAAGCTCAGGTAGCTGCTGGTCGTACTCTGTTTTTGATTGATGTGTCTGACATAGTGGTCACTCAACCTGAACAGAGCTTCTATTCAGATCCGCAGTACACAGCGCAACAACCAGTAAACGTGCGAATTGGACCCACTTCCACAGTATATGATCCCAGTGTGCCCACGGTTACAACATCAGCTGCAACCACAGGATCAGTAAACACCAACTACAGTATAAATGTTGGATCAGATTACAATCTGGCTTTGCAACAGCTGGACAACCAAATCTACGCAGGACCTGCGGTTAGACTAACACCTGTTGCAGTGTAATCAGTTATCTACGCCTTTTTTGTTTTGAGTAAATAACATATAAAGGTCAGTAGATATGCCATGGATAACAATTGAAGCCGGTGAAGGATATATAAACGTTTGGGAAGAAGACCCCAAACCGACGCCTGTATCTGCGGCCTCAGATCCTGAATTACCGCAACCAGATCCCCCACCACCTGCTCCAACAGCGACCAGCACCACTGCATCCAACAATGCTGCTACCACAGGCAACGGCACATCAACGCCAGCAGGAGATCAGTCAGGACCGACAGCTACCACCAGCACGGCAGATATTACTGCGCAGATTCGCGGCGAATTGTCTGGCGGTCCGCAAAATCAGGGCTATCTAAATCTAATTCTCAACAAATACAGCGCAGAAGATTTGGCACGAGCATATCCTGAGTTTGGTAATGCTGAGGATTATCGAGTTGCAAAAAATGGCTTGCCCAAGGATCTCATAGTGCCAGGAAGCTTGGACGCCGAAGGCCGACTACAACTAGTTCAAGGCACTCCTGAGTTTATTCGAGCAGAACAGCTTTCAAGACAAGCCAGCCGCGACGCTATACGAAAAGCAGCCATTGCCAATGGATTTCCGCCTGATGCAGCAATTCCTACCACCGGCGACATCAACGGCCGGGTTTATATTACGCTAGAAAATGGTAAAAATATTGACATCACTGACTACTTTGAAGGCAACCCAAAGCCTCCAGTGAATATACCTCTCAATGTGGCCACATACGGCACTTCTACAGTGACTACTCCGTTTAGAGAAGTAGAAATAACAGCTCTGCCTGCAGTATCTATAACTGTGAACACTTCTGAAGGTGCAATAGTAGTTGATCCTAACTCTGAAACAGCTAGATTTATTCAGTGGCAAGGTTCTCAGCCTGGTATTGATGGACGCCCACTTAGAGAAACGTGGGCTCGACAAGGTATCTCTGATCCTTACAGCAATCCTGCAATTGTTGGTCAGGCGGTTAAACAAATTGATCGTGCAGATGCGCGAACAGAACTGTTCAATCAAAGTGGAGTGACACCCCCGGCTGGACAAATTGCACCTTGGAACGATCCAAAATGGCCAGAATATCAAGGCAGCAACCGAGAAGCCTACGCATCCGCTAGTGCAGCTCTCGCGGATGTTGATGTTAAAAATCAACTCAAAGCCGAAAACGGTTGGGACGAAGCCACTTTTCAAAGCTGGGCGTTGAGAGCTACCAATCCTGAAGAGTGGGGTCGTCAGGCTGCTGCTTATGATGCAGCCAACGGCATTGTAGTAGGACCAAGTTCAGGTGCAACCACTGCTCTATCAGCCAATGGTGCCACAGCGGTGACCACAACTGGCCAAGTCAACAGCCAGGGCTTTGCGGTGACTGCATATTCAGCAGTAAACAACGCCGCTGGTGCGGTTGATGCAGCGACTGGAGGATTGATTACCACAGGGGCAGGTGCTATTAACACAGCAACAAATATAGTTAATACAGCAATACCTGTGGCCACAGCGGCACTGGCAGGTTTTGCTAGTGCCTCAGCCGCCGCTGATGCTGCACAGTCGCTGATCAGCGGAGCCGTTAAATCAGCAGTGGCATTGCCATCGTCGCTGAGTCCATTTGTGACTGCGGCCACTGATGCTTTTAGTGCCGCTGCCAGCACAGGATTGACCACAGTTGAAAACTTGTTTAGTGGTCAAGCGGCTACCTTGTTGTTGGCCAAAAATCAAGCCACTCTGCAGGCCAGAAACAACGAAGCGGCCACAGCCGATTGGCGAGTGCGATTGCAATTGGGGACACAAGCTGACTATCTGTACAAGGATGCTGAACCTGGAATTTTGGCACCATTGTACGACACTGACGGTGTGATATTTCCCTACATGCCCACGATTGAAACTTCCTATGCTGCCAACTATGACAAATTTGATCTCACGCATTCCAACTATCGCGGCTATTTTTACAAAGGCAGCAATGTCAATGACATCAATCTTCGTGCCACATTTACAGCACAAGACACACAGGAAGCTAACTACTTGTTGGCAGTGATACACTTTTTTAGATCAGTAACCAAGATGTTTTATGGCCAGGATGCGTATCGTGGCGCACCACCGCCCTTGGTGTTTTTGAATGGACTGGGCAATTATCAGTTCAATGAACATCCTTGTTTTGTGTCTAATTTTAGTTACAGTTTGCCCAACGATGTTGATTACATTCGAGCCCAGGCTCCCAACAACTACGGTAACTTGTTTAGCAAACGCGAACGCACTGGCAGCACCAGTGGAGGACTATTAGGCAGTGTAGCAACCAGATTGCTGGGTCTAGGAGTGTCTACCGTAAATCCAAGCATGCCCAATGTACCATCGCCGGGTATGATACAAAGCAATGTCACCAACATCAATGATGCCACTTATGTGCCTACCAAAATGGAAATCAACATTACTCTACTGCCAACAAACACTCGAGCTCAAGTCAGTCAACAGTTTAGCCTTACAGAGTTCGCCAATGGTAACCTGCTCAAAGGAGGATTCTGGTAATGGCTGCTATCTATAACACCGCTAGTCCTTATTATTCCACTGGGTTCACACAGTTCTACCTTGACGTCATGGTCAACCGGCCTATACCACGGGAAACTGATGATAAAGAAGTCATAATCAATCAAACCTATCAATACAGACCAGATCTCATGGCCTATGACTTTTATGGCGATGGCAGTTTGTGGTGGGTTTTTTATCAACGCAATCCTAATACATTGACTGCTCCAGTGATAGATTTTACAGCCGGCAAGAGAATTTTTGTGCCCAAAATTTCTGTGTTGCAACAAAGTCTTGGAATATAATCAATGACCAATCCAGCAGCAGTTGCATCACAAATTAACTATTTAGAAAGCTTGATCGCGGGCTACGCATCAACTTTGAGAGATCCTACATCCAGCCCGCAACAAAAATCTCAAGCACAGCGCGAAATTCCTCAGCTTGAATTGACCATAGAGTCTCTACGAACTCAGTTGACTCAACTGTCATTGACTGTGGCCAAAGATGCTGGAGTTGTGCCACCACCACCAAAAACTGCTGGTCAAACAGTCAACGACGACGCGGTGCCCAACCCAATCAAAACTGCGCCACTGGAAGCAGATCCAGTTACCGGTAGGATACGTCCTATTAAAACAGTGACGGAACCCAGCAACGCCGATATACCGTCTACGGCCGAAACCGGTGATGTCGATCGCAACATTGATGGCCCTGTAAAAGCATTTTTTACCACACAGGCTATATTTTCTCAACCTGGAGTGCTTGCTGGGCGTGCACTCTTTGATCCATCTACTATTAACTATCCCAACACTGACGTCAGTTTTGGTATCAGACTACCTGGCAGCAACAGTGATTCAGGATTGTTCACTGGAGGCAGTGCTCCGATACAGCCAGGCATTGGGTCCAATGACGATTTTCCATCTCCTAGCCCGCAAAAAACAGCCACAGAAGTCAACAACACCTACAACAATGCGCTGCCTATTCAACCGCAGCCCAATGGCCTGGACCAATTTGGCAGCTATACATATTCAGTTAGCCTGTATTTGATGACTCCTCAACAGTACTCAATCCTGGTGCAGAGTAAAACCAAAACAGTGGTTGGCTATAATCTATTGATACAGAGTGCAGGTGCGCCCACAGAAGGTCGTAATCCTTATTTTGGCGATGATTTTTATATTGAAAGTCTAACAGTAGAAAGCAATTTTCCTGGCGGCGGCACACGCATGGCACATTCGGTGTCTAGCATGAAAATAACTATCACAGAACCTGCTGGTATTACTCTGTTAGATAGACTATACAAAGCTGTGCAGGATTTTATTCCCAAGGATGGTGCTGGCGCCATTAACTATACCTCAGTGCAATACCTGTGTGTGATACGCTGGTATGGCTGGGACCTTGACGGCAAATTGATAAAAAATCCTGGTGGTGGTACAACATTGTCAGACCCCAATGCAGCTTTTGAAAAATTTATTCCGTTTAACATTCGAAAAATAAACTGGGGTGTCAGCAACAAGTTGGTGAGCTATGAATTAGATTGTGCACCCATTGGACAAACGCTGGGTGCATCTACTGCTCGAGCAACCATACCTTATGACATTGAACTCAGTGAGAGCACAGTCAAAGGTCTGCTGAGCGGCGATGCTGTGACAACCACAACTTTTACACCTACAAATAATTCTACTACAACGTCTACACCAGCACCTGACAAGGCCAATGCTGCACCCAGTACCAAAACAGTGATACGGCAGGGTCTCATGGGCGCCATGAATGATTTTCAACAAAAGTTAGTGTCAGACGGCATCTATGAAGTTGCTGATCAGTATGAAATTGAATTTGTCAACGGGGCAGAAGTCATTGCCAATGCCAGCGTGACCAAACCTGGTAACGTAATAAAAAATCAAAGCGCCACTCCCATGGCTCCGCCAGTGACCAAAAGTCCCGGTGGTGTAGATCCTAAAAAAACCAGTGTGGATAACACTGTAAGGAATTTTGCTATCACTGCCGGACAACAACTCATGCAGGTCATAGATCTGGTGATTCGCAACAGTACTTTTATCACAGACCAGGCCAGAGTAAGCGAACAAGAAGAAACTGAAATTTTTGAAGATGAACTGGGCAACGTAGTAGAGATACCAAAAAACACCGCAACCAAGGCCACAATTTTATGGCACAATGTAACCATGGATGCGGTGCCTATCAAGTATGACAAAAAACGCAATGACTATGCTTACAAAATAACCTATGTTGTAAGCACCTATGTGGCGCCAAACTTTGACAGCAAGTACTTTCCGATACCAAACTTCAATGGCGTTCACAAGAGTTACAAGTATTGGTGGACAGGCGAAAACATTGGAATTTTAGATTATCAAGTTTCCTTCAATGCTTTGTACAACATGACTATCTCTGGTAGTGAGCCAGGAAATTCAGCCACAGAACGCATACGCCAACAGCGTAGTTCCAGCATGCGAGACATTCCCAAATACACCTACCAAGCTCGTAGTACTGAAAGTTCATCTGGTGCCAAAGGCACCGGCAATGAAGTAGCGGCCAATGCAGCCGAATACCTGTACAGTCCCAATGACTTGAGTCAGGTCAAACTACGCATTGTTGGAGATCCAGCCTGGATCATGCAAGGCAGCTTGGCCGAAGGTATAAATGCAAAAAATTTCAATCGCTCAGGATTTTTGCCTGACGGTACTATAAACTTTGACAGCCAGCAGGTGTTGTTTGAAATAGCCTGGCAGCGTCCTCAAGACTACAATCTTGACACAGGTCTAGCAGATCCTTACGCATTGGTAAGTGGAGCGCGGGAACCTATTCAAAGTAACATCTATCATGCAAGAAAATGTCTTAGCGAATTCCGACAAGGCAAATTTGAACAAACCATTGAAGGTGCTCTATACTCCTGGCCAATCCCTGCAGGACAGAACACACCGGCTACAACAGTACGCAGCAATGCTGCGGTAAATCAAGCCAACAGTGGGCAGCCCGCAGGTGGCGGAGTGTGATTATGAAAAGGAAATGTCAAAATGCGTTCTAATCCTGTTGGCTCTCCATCACGACTCAAAATACCAGGAGCAGGTCCAATGATTGATCCTCAATCGCCAATCTTGGTTCCACGACAATCTGCTCCTGGACTGCTTGCAACACGTGATACCAATGCTCCGGCACGCCAGAAAAATAATCCCCCAACCAGTAATGGAGAACTGGTTGGAGTTAATGTGCCCTTGCCCCCGCCGCTACTGATAAATTCATCAACGCTGACAACTGAACCATTACAGTTAATCAGCAGTTCACCTTAAAGGATAAAGCATGGCAGAAGACGTCCAAAGAACACGCGGTCGGCCGCAGAATTACAAGCAAGACCGAGGCGGCGTACCAGCAGAATATGGTCCATACCTAGGCAAAGTAATGAGCAATGTGGACCCTACTCGTGCTGGACGTCTACGTGTGTTTATTGAAGCGTTTGCTGACGGACCACAGGATGATGACAACAAATGGATCACAGTGAGTTACCTGCCTAACTACTACGGTTCCACTCCCAACGCAGGTACAGGCACAGGTACAGGCACGTACCCTGGCAACCGTAACAGCTACGGTATGTGGTTTACTCCGCCAGACGTGGGCATAACAGTGATATGTATTTTTGCCAACGGTGATCGCAACCAGGGCTTTTATATTGGTGTGGTGCCTGAACAAGCATCTACACACATGGTTCCGGCTATTGGAGCCAGCAAAAAATTTGCAGTGGCCAACCAAACTCAACAAAAATTTTTCTATGGTGCTACTCAACTGCCAGTGGCTGAAATCAACGTCAACGATCCAGACATTGTTAATCAGCCTCGGTATTTTGAAGAAACCAAGCCTGTACAAAGTTACCAGGCTGCAATTATGTTTCAGCAGGGATTGATTCGTGATGTTAATCGTGGACCTATTTCCAGCACCAGCCAACGTGAAACTCCCAGTCAGGTGTTTGGTATCAGCACTCCTGGACGCCCAATTTATCTGGGTGGAAAAACACAAGAAGAAGTTATACAAAATCTTGACAACATACAGTCAGGAGAACTAAAAGTAATTGGACGTCTAGGCGGTCACACTTTGGTCATGGATGATGGCGCCACTGATGGTAAAGATCAACTGGTAAGAATTCGTTCAGCCAAAGGTCACCAGATAACCATGCATGACAGTGAAGAATTTTTCTACATCACACATGCCAACGGCAAAACCTGGATTGAATTTGGCAAAGAAGGCACCGTAGATGTTTACAGTACTAATTCTGTGAATGTTCGTACCGCAGGCACAATAAATCTGCACGCCGACCAAGACATCAACATGTTTGCCGGTAGAAAAATCAACATGAGAAGTTTAGATGACATCAACGTTGAGTCGGTGAAAAATATCAACATCAGTTCTGAAGCTAACTTGACTGTGTATGGAAAAACTGCGGTGCGAGTCAAATCTGACGGCACATTGGCCATACAAAGTGCCAGCACCGGATCCTGGGGAGCCAGTGCATTGGTCTTCAAAGGAGACACTATTGATTTGAATGGTCCATGGGCGCCCACGGTTACCAAACCTGCACCAATTGTGATATCCTCACTGGATGACACCGAATTCAATGCCAGCGAAGGATGGCAGGTCAAAGCAGCCGCGATTAAAACATCAGCCACACGAGCACCCACGCACGAACCGTATCCATATCACAATCAAGGTGTATCTACTGCCGGTCCGGCTGCATCTTCAGTCAGCAACACGCCTCCGGGATCTCAGTCGGTGCCGTCTGGGGTCTCAGTGGGCAGAAATTCTTGACAAGGCATAGTCTACCATGGCAACATATAATTTTCGCAATGTAGATAACGGTCTTTCTTATTTTGTAAGAGGACCAGCTTCTCTCACCAAAGAACAGGCAGAAAGAATTTTTAATCAACAGCAGTCAGCAGGCGCCTTGATTGCTATCCAGCCTGGGCAAGCAATCACAGCAGAATTTCAATTGTCCAATGGTCTTACTACGGCTCAATCAGCAGTGACCAAAGATATTGCACAGTTTTCAAATGTTATTGCCAACAAGTTAGGAGAACTGCCCAAGATTGGTGTGACCGATGGAATAACTATTGCAAACTACGCCAAGCAAGCCCCGGTTGTAGAAGGTATAAAAAACATATCCAGCGTTGAAGTCACAGGGGTATTGGCACAGTGCCAAAATCTCACACAACAAAAAGCCACAGAAGCTACCAATTTGGGAGCAGGCAAGTATGCATTTACTGTTTCGCAATTGGAACGTGCAGGGTATGTCAAGCCTGGCACCACAACCACTTACATGACTTCAGGCACACGCAGTACTCTCACAGTGTTGAATATGACAGAAATTTGGTCAGGCAAAGATGGCATATCTAATCTAACTCAGTTGTTGTCTAACTCATCGTTGCAAGATACAATTCAACAATTTTTAATGAGTTCAGGCCTGGACCAGCTGGCTGAAGTGGGCATTGATGTAGATCAGTTGCCCTCAAAAACTCAGGCTGGCCTGGCATGTCTCAGCGCCATTGATCCAGCACTAGCAGTGAACTGGGTTAAAAATACATCGGCAACCGCATCTATTGCAGTACTTGGACGAATTGGTCCAGCGACATCGGCTGCAATTACAGCTGGAGGTTTTAAAAATTGGCAAACTCCAGATCGCATTGTCAGAGACGCAGCATTTGCCTGTGAATTTTCTGTTACAAAAACCAACAATGCCATGCGCAACGAAACAGCAGAAGTTTTTGTGATCAACCCCGAAACTATTGTTGAGCAGCAGGTGATAAATTTTGCCTGTAATCAAATTGTGGGCAATGATAAAGTGGCAAAAATAGGCTACGGAGGCACCCTACCTCCTGCTGACTTGGTCCAGACACTGACAGAACTTACACAGGAGCTGACCAGTATCAGCAACCAAACCACAGCGGCACTAGAGCAAAAAATCACAGTGTTTAATGCATCAGTTCGCCGTACTCAGTTAGAAACGTATCGTAAAGAACTGGTAAATCTCAATGCCAATTTTTCTTTACTGACCAACAAGGCCTTGACAGCTACACCGGTGTCTGCACAGTTTTTAGCTGATATCGAAGTGCAACGTTTGTCTATCCAAAATTTAGTTTTAAGGATAGATCAAGTACTACAAGTGATAGCGCAGGTACTAGGTCAACGCACAATTAGAACACTAGGCGATATAGTCACTGGTGCTGGTGTATAAATATTATCATGACCGTATTTGTTGGATTCAATACTATTAACCAGTTCAAAAAGTTTACACTGACAGACTTTGATCTAATCAAGCGTGATCTACTGAACGCATTTAATATTCGCCAAGGACAACTGCCTGGACGTCCTGCATATGGCAGTTCAATCTATGATTTTGTGTTTGAGCCACAGACTCAAAAAACACAACAAGAAGTAATTCAAGAAATACAGAGAGTGGCCGGCGGCGATCCAAGAATTTATGTCAGTGACCTCAAATGCTATCCACAAGAAAATGGCCTGTTGGTAGAATTACAAATACAGGTCATTCCATCTAAAAACGCCGAACGCCTGAGCATCTTTTTTGATCAACAACAACGCAACGCCAGCTACGTATAACTGAGCCGTTTTTTGTCACCATAAATACTTCAAGGTGACTTAAGGTTAACAAGCATGGCAAAAACCACTAGACAAACGGCAATATTTGGCGTAGAAGACTGGAAACAGATCTATCAAACCTATCGTGAAGCTGACTTCCAAAGCTACGATTTTGAGACTCTTCGCAAGAGTTTCATTGACTATCTACGTTTGTATTATCCCGAAACGTTCAACGACTACATCGAAAGCAGTGAGTTTATTGCACTGTTAGACGTAATTGCGTTCATGGGGCAAAGTCTTGCATTCCGTACTGACCTTAACACTCGCGAAAACTACCTAGACACTGCTGAACGTAGAGATTCAGTGGTACGACTTGCCAACCTTGTTAGCTACAGTCCAAAGCGTAATACTGCGGCGCAGGGCCTGCTCAAAGTTTTTAGCATGAGCACCACCGAAAATGTTGTGGACTACAACGGTGTAAATCTTAGCAATGTCACAGTTAACTGGGCCGACCCAACCAATCCAGACTGGCAAGAGCAATTCACTGCTATTATAAATGCCAGCTTGGTAGACAGTCAACGCATAGGTCGCCCAGGCAACCGTCAGACTATACTGGGTGTGCGCACTGACGAATATGCTATTAACCTGCTGCCAGGATTTTTGCCTGTAATTCCTTACACAGCCACAGTGGATGGCGTGAGCATGCCTTTTGAAGCAGTTACATCAACGTCTATCAATCGTGACTACATCTACGAACCAAGTCCTCAGCCCAATTCGCCATTTAATATTTTGTTCCGCAATGATCAGCTGGGGTTTGACAGCGCCAACACAGGATATTTCTTTGCGTTCAAGCAAGGCACACTGACCAACACAGACTTTAACCTAGCTGAACGTATCAGTAACCGCACAGTAAACATCAACGTAGAAGGCGTCAACAACGAAGATCGTTGGTTGTTCCAACTTGACAACATTGGCAACATTGCTCGCGAGTGGGCCTACGTAGAAAGTGTGTACACAGCCGCTGCTGAACAACAAGTAGAACTACGTCCAATTTTTTCTACAACCAGTAGAACCAATGACCAAATTACCCTGGTTTTTGGCGACGGTGTGTTTTCAGAAATTCCTGTGGGTATTTTCCGTTGTTATACTCGTGCTAGCAACGGTTTAGAATACATCATCAACCCAGAAGAAATGCAGGCAGTATCACTGCCTATCAGCTACACTGACCGCAATGGCAACCTGCAGACCATAACATTTACTTGTGGAATCACTCAGCCAGTGACCAATGCACAGGCACGTGAAACCATTGATGCTATCAAACAACGTGCCCCTGCTCGTTACTACACACAGAACCGCATGGTCAACGGCGAAGACTATAATATCTTCCCGTTCACAGCCTACAACTCAATTATCAAGAGCAAGGCCTTGAACCGTTCAAGTATTGGTACTAGTCGCTATCTTGATCTTGTGGACAACACTGGCAAATATTCCAGTACCAACACATTCTCCAGTGACGGAGCACTGTGGGAACAAAACATATTACCGGCCATACTGTTCTCGTGGATCAATCGCAATGACATCGCTGACTTTGTGACCAATCAGGTGCAACCACAGCTGAGTGAAGCCACCATGAAGCAGTTTTACTATGCTAATTTTCAACCTAGGCCACAGCTCAACACCGCACCTACTGCACTGAGTACCTGGAATCAAAGCACTACACTGGCCAACGAAACCACTGGCTATTTTAAAAATGCCACAGGCACACCTATTCCTGTGGGCACAAATACCACAACAAATTTCAAATATGTGCAGGTAGGAAGCTTGATCAAGTTTACCGCGCCCACAATCAATGAGCAGTCCTACTACTTTGACAAAAACAATCGATTGCAACCTGGTACACCCACCCGACCTGATGAGCGACTGGACATTTGGGCCAGTCCCATGGCCATCATTGGCGACGGCTATAACAACGGACTGGGCAATTTGATCAACGGCCAAGGACCAGTTACACTCAACAATTTTGTGCCCACAGGTGCCATAGTCAGCGAAGTGATACCAGTATTTGTTACTGATTTGTCGGTGACACTGGAACAAGAAATTGGAGATCAAATTGAACTGCTACGAAACTTTGGACTGGGCTACGACTGGCTAGGTACAATAACTGGTACTATAGGATCCTGGTATTTGATTACACAGCAAAATCTAGCTACTGATGCAGAGTTTAGTTTGACCAACGCTGGTTCTACTTCAGGTACGGGCCAAGATGCCAGCTGGTTGGTACAGTTTGAAGTTGAAAATCAAAACTACACAGTGACATTCCGTGGCCTGGCCTATTACTTTGGTTCAGTGCTACAGACACGATTCTTCTTTTATGACAATCAACTGATCTACGACAGCCGCACAGGAACAGTGATCAAGGACTTTGTGAATGTGTTGGCTATGAACACACAGCCTGACAGTACTAGTCCGTTGCCAGGCGACGTATACATGACCATTATTGGACAACCTGTGGAGTCAGATGGCTACGTTGACGACTTCCAGGTCCTGGTCAGCTATCGAGATTCAGACAATGATGGTGTACCTGATGATCCAGATTTCTTTAATGAAATTGTTGCCCCCAATGTCAACGCCAACCAGAAACTGATATTTTTACAACAAACTGTGGACTTTGACAATCTACAACGTTATCTTCTAGTAGAAGAAGGTGTGGTCAACAGTGACTATGCTACCTATGATGAAATAGAGTTAGCAAAAAGCGAGTGGTCGCCGGGTCAGGTGTTCTATGCCTACAACGAAGGTACTTTCTGGTTGCTGAGTGTCAACGTAGCCGGAGTTCGCACATTGGTGCAGCAGTCAGGCTGGATTGCACGCAATGGCCGACAAGACCTCTACTTCCAGTATCGTCACAACTCTCCGTTGACAGCAAGAATAGATCCAGGTACTACCAACATTATCGATCTTTACGTGGTCACACAGGCCTACTATACAGCCTACCAAAACTGGATCAGAGATACTACAAACACAGTGACAGAACCCAGTGTGCCTACCATTGATGAGTTGAGCACAGCATATCAAGGTCTGCAGGACTACAAAATGATTTCAGACAACGTGGTTCTAAATTCAGTGGTATTCAAACCACTGTTTGGTGCCAAGGCTGCACAACAGCTACGGGCCACTATCAAAGTGATTCGTGCACAAGGATCAACCGCCAGCACCAGCGAAATAAAAAGCTCTGTGGTAGCTGAACTCAACAAATATTTCAGTATTGATAAATGGAATTTTGGCGATACATTCTACTTCTCAGAACTGGCAGCGTATCTGCATCGTCAGCTGGGTAGTATCATTAGTTCTGTTGTGTTGGTACCATTGGATCCACAAAAGAGTTTTGGTGACTTGTATGAGATTAGATCTGCTCCCAACGAAATTTTCGTTAATGCAGCAGACATAACTAATATAGATGTGATTGAGGCTTTAACCAGCACCAATCTCCGAACAGCTCCTGGTAGCGGGGTAATTTAATGTCAAGAATTAGAAGTGTAGATTTTTTACCTGAGATTTTTCAAACTGATGTCAACAAGCAGTTTTTTGCTGCTACTTTGGATCAGTTGATACAAGAACCTCAATTTAAGAAGACCCAGGGCTTTATTGGCCGCACAGTGGGACCTGGGGTCAACCCCAACGACCGTTATGTGATCGAGCCTAATCGTGTTCGCGCTGACTATCAGCTAGAAGCAGGTGTGATCAGTCTTGAACCAGGCACAGGTAAAATTCAAGATGCTATTACCTATCCTGGTCTGCTGGATAGCATAGCTTATCAGACGGGTAGTCCTGGACTGACTAGTGGCATTATCTCTACCGAAGGTGGCGACAGTATTCGTCCAGACCGACTGTTCGAAAGCCAATACTACACTTGGGACCCGTTCATTAACTGGGATACCTTTATCAACTTCAGTCAGTATTTCTGGTTGCCCAATGGCCCAGATGCTGTGACTGTGGCTGCTTCTACTGTACCAGCTACCAACAACTTCACAGTTACTCGTTCTAACGATTATTATAACTTTTCTGGAGTACAAGGCAACGATCCTACTATTGATCTTGTGCGTGGCGGCAGCTATACTTTCCAAGTAGCTCAAAATCAAAAGCAAACCATAAACTACGGAGTAGGAAACAACGGCACCAGTGCTTATATAATAAATCTGGCAGCTAACCCCACTGTGTCTCTGGTACGGGGGAACACCTACACCTTTACATTGAGTCTAACAGGCGACTATCCGTTTTACATCAAAACATCGCCTACCACTGGTCTGACCAATATCTACAGCGATGGCGTAACCAACAATGGCGCTGTCACAGGCGTGATCACTTTTGTTGTACCACAAAATGCTCCAGACGTATTATACTATGCCGCTGCAAATCAAAGCAACATGCGTGGACAATTCAATGTCATTGACGCATCATCAGGCACTGGTTCCGGCTTCTGGATCCAAACAGCACCAGGGGTAAGCGGGCGAATTCCAGCTACACCAAACATCAGCAGTCGTGATGTACTGGGAGTGACCAACAACGGTGAAGACCTTGGCACAATCACTTTCAATGTGCCCACTAAAACTGCTCAACAATTCTATTACGGCCTACCTAACGTAGGTGGCGGTACTAGTCCTTACAATGTTGACTTAATTACAGATCTTAAATTCAATCAAATTGATGGAATAAAAGTCACTGATTTCCTAGCTACCTATGGTGGCATCGATGGCATCACTGAACTCAATGGTCGCACATTAGTTTTTGATCAACCCATTGTGGACGTTGACCAAGGTGGCTGGTACAGCACTTCAATGTTTGATCCATTGAGTGCAGGCAGCACCAACAATGGTCTACCTGGTAGCTTTGACAGCTTGCCTTATGCTCTGCAAACCACAGTACCGGTGAACGAACGATATAGCGTATGGCAAATCAACTATGTAGACAACGATGGCTATGTGACTATTCAGTTGGTTAGTACTCAGTTGATTGGCAATTTAGAAAAATTTAATATTCTGTACGGTACTACATACGCCAGCACTAGTTGGTACAAAAACGATGCTGGTTTCCTGCGACAAATACCTTTGCTCAGTGCTATTCAAGATACTTTGTACTATCAAGACGGTACTAACCCAGAAATTTTTGGACGTATTCGACTAATTGAACAACCGTTGGCATCAACACTGTTCATAGAAGAAATACTAGGCAAAAAAACTTATACCAGCCCCAATGGAATTACATTTACCAACGGACTAAAAATTATTTTACGTGGTGAAGTAGTACCAGCCAGCTATGCTGACAAAGAATACTATGTATCAGGCGTGGGCACAGCCATTGAACTGTTGCTGGTATCAAACTTTGTTGTGCCTGAAACTTATGTAGTTGACGCCAACGACAGTACCGCTGCGGTAGAACCAGCTGAGCTTGACTACTTGACTATAAACCGTGCCAGCAAAGATCTCAATGCCTGGACACGCAGCAATCGATGGTTCCATATTGACGTTATCAATGCCACAGCTGAATACAACAGCACCACAGCTGATATCGACAACAGCTACAGAGCCAAACGACCAATCATTGAGTTTCGTCCTGGACTGCGCCTGTTTGACATGGGCACTGAAGGCAAGCAACCCGTTGATATAATAGATTTTGAAGAAACTGATGCGTTTTCTAATATTCAAGGTGCCACAGCCTACAGTGTTGATGGTTACAATTTAGTCAACGGCAGTCGAGTTATTTTTGCTGCTGACGAAGATGCAGATGTACGAAACAAAATTTGGGTGGTAAACTTTGTTGATCCAGACTCGATACCTCCACTAATTGCACAGCCAATTATTAACCTGACCTTGGCCACCGACGGCATAGTGCTGTTTAATCAATGTACAGTTTGCACAGAAGGTACCACACTCAAAGGACTAACTTTCTGGTATGACGGTGTTGATTGGATCCGAGCACAACAAAAACAAGGTGTTCAACAATCTCCGTTGTATGATGTTTACGATGCCAACGGTGTTAGCTTTGGCAATAGAGCTGTATACCCATCGTCTACGTTTGTAGGCAGCAAGTTGTTTAGCTATGCGGTGGGCGACACAGGAATACTAGATCCTATATTACAGTTTCCTTTGCAGTATCTCAACCTCAACAACGTTGGCGATATTGTGTTTGAAAACAACTTGTACAAAGATACATTCTTGTATGTTCGGGACAACGTGTCTGTTACTGAACCTATCAGTGCAGGTTTTGTTCAAGAATTTTTAACCAGAACAACAAGTGTTCGAGACATTGGATGGAAAGTGGCAGCCACTGACACCCAGATTCGACAACAGTTTAAATTTACCTACACTGGTGAGTCATTGAAGTTAGACATCAAAGTTGAGTCAACAGTGGCACCTTTACAAAATCCTGTGCCTCCAGTTAAAGTATATGTTGGTTCAGAATTCAAAGACCCGGACACATATACTGTTGTTACCACAGACAACACTACCACTATTACACTAGACGAAACCTATTTTGTTGGTGATATAATTGAAGTTTTAGCTTTGAGCAATCAAAGCAGTGCAGTGGCTTTTTATCAGGTGCCTATTAACCTTGAAAAGAACCCACTCAATGGAAACAGTGCAAGTTTTACACTGGGTACAATTCGCACACACTACGAAAGTATCTGCGAAAATTTGTTGGATCTGACTGGATCAATCAACGGTGCCAACAACACTAGAGACCTTGGTGACATTGGCCCGTATGGCTTGATAATTCTTCAACAGAGTGCTCCGTTGACGTTGGCTGGTTACTTTAATCGCAGCAAAGAATACAATATCTTTGCCAGCCTTCAATACAACAGTCGCGAGTATACCAAGTTTAAAAACCTGCTGATGAAAGAAGTTACTCAACTAGAGATTAACTTTCAGACCACGGCTGAACTGCTCACAGAAGCCATGGCAAATATCACCGCTGGCAGAGTAGAAACCAACCCATTCTATTGGAGCGACATGTTGCCCAGTAGTTCAGTGTTTACTCAAACAGTGTACACAGTGAGCCTGATAACGACCAACGTATTTGATACAGTACAGGTATATAATTACACTTCTGCTAACTATCTTGGCCTGCTGGTTTACAAAAACAATCAACTGTTGATTCGCGGCATTGACTATGTTGTTGCCACAGATGGTCCACGAATCACAATCACAACAACTCTGGCAGTGGGTGATAAAATCACCGTACAAGAGTTTCCAGCTACCTACGGCAATTTTGTGCCAAACACACCAACCAAATTGGGACTATACCCAGCATGGAAACCCGGCATAGTCACAGTAGACACCACCACTGGCACAGCTCAAGTAATCGTAGGACACGACGGCAGCCAAACACCTGTGTTTGGTGACGTGCGCGACGATGTGTTGTTGGAATTTGAAAAACGTATCTACAATAACCTCAAGGTAGACGGAAATCCAGTACCACTCAGTGTGTACGATGTATTGCCTGGACAATTCAGAGACACTGGTTATAGTTTTTCAGAGATCAATCAGATTCTAGCACAAGATTTTTTAAGCTACGTTGGTTGGAACAAACTAGACTACAACAATCAGAATTACATTGCCAGCAATGAATTTAGTTGGAATTATTCTAATGCTACCAACAAGCTCAACGGAGAAAATCTTCTAGGTGCCTGGCGCGGGATCTATCGTTATTTCTATGACACTCAAGATCCTTCCCGCACACCATGGGAAATGCTGGGCTTTACTATTGAACCTACCTGGTGGATCTCTACCTATGGTCCAGCACCTTATACTAATACCAACCTGGTACTGTGGGATGATTTAGAAGCTGGCCTGATACGTGATCCTGCTGGCTCGTATTTCTTGCCGCAATATGTAAGGCCTGGTCTTACTGATGTAATTCCAGTGGACTCAGAAGGCAACTTACTGAGCCCATTTGATTGTGTTGTTCAAGACTACGATGACCAGCAATGGCAACGAAGCTGGGTAGCAGGCGACGGCGGACCAGTAGAAGCATCTTGGTGGAATTCTAGTTCTTATCCTTTTGCTGTAATGCGACTGTTAGCATTGACTCGTCCAGCTAAATTTTACAGCCTGTTTGCTGACCGAGATCTTTACAAGTTCAACGATGCGTTTAGCCAGTATCTTTACAATCAACGTTACCGCTTGGACGCCAACGGCATTGAAGTCTACGGCGACGGCGTCAGCAAAGCCAGTTATATCAACTGGATTGTGGATTACAATCAGCAGTTGGGTCTAAATTCTACAAAACGATTACAAGACGACTTGGCCAATTTAGATGTTCGTCTGTGCTATCGCATGGCCAGTTTCAGCGACAAGCAGTATATCAAACTATACACAGAAAAATCTAGCCCCAACAGTCTCAACAGCACGTTGCAGATCCCAGACGAAAGCTACGATTTACTGTTGTACAAAAATCAACCTGTTGAGCGATTGATTTACAGTTCTGTGGTAGTCCAAATAGTCGAAGGCGGGTACGCAGTCTATGGTTATTCAACTTCTCAACCCTATTTTAACATTGCAGTAAGCCAAGGTATTGGTAGGTTACGTCCTATCACCGTTGGTGATGTCACGGTCAGAGTTCCTACACAGTACACCAATTCAGTGGCTCAGGTTCCCTATGGCTTTGTGTTCACCAACCCCACCAGTGTGTGTGATTTCTTGTTGAGTTATGGCAAATTGTTGAAAGATCAAGGGTTGACCTTTGATGATCGCGCCAACGGATTCATACTAGACTGGGATCAAATGGCTCAGGAATTTTTGTATTGGACACAGCAAGGATGGGAAAATGATAGTCTTATCAATCTTAACCCATTGGCAGGAAAGTTGATCATCACTAAACCAGGTTTGGTTGCTGACAGTATCGTAACGCAGACCAGCGAAAACATTTTGTTGAATCAAAACAAACGTGAACTGAATACTCGCAACTTGAACATTGTACGTTTGGGCAACACACTGAGCCTTGAGCCATTGACAGACGAAAGTTTGAGTTTTGCTGATTTTAGATTTACCAATTTTGAACACATGATTGTGCTAAACAATCGTAGTGTGTTCGGAGACTTGATCTATGAACCAGTAACCGGAGCTAGACAAAGTCGTCTTGACCTAGTTGCCTTTAACTCAACACAGTGGAATGGTGTTGTTGATGCCCAGGGCTTTATTCTCAATCAAGACAACGTTGAAGAATGGACTGGATTTAAGAAATACACCAAAGGCCAAATTGTCAAATACAAAGATCAGTTTTGGAGTGCGCAAACCATAGTGAACCCAAAATCAAACTTTGATTTCAATGATTGGGTCAAGAGCGATTATGAACAAATTGAGCAAGGTTTGTTGCCTAACATTGCCAACAAATCCAATCAGTTGCAACAGACCTACAGTGTTAATTCTGCTAACTTGGAACAAGATCAGGACTTGTTGAGTTATGGTCTAATTGGATTCCGACCAAGGCAGTATATGGCTGCACTGAATCTAGATGATGTCAGTCAAGTCAACATATATCAGCAGTTCCTTAAGACCAAAGGAACTATTCTATCTGCCGAATTGTTAAGTCGAGCAAACCTAGGCAAAGAAGCAGCCGACTACAATATCTATGAAAATTGGGCAGTTCAGCGTGCGGTGTACGGCGCCAACGCCAACCGTAGTTTTGTTGAACTACGCCTTAACCGAGCACTGTTGAGTAGTAATCCAAGCCTGGTACAAGTGATTGAACCACAGCAAGTAAGTCAAGCTGACCAACAAATTTTGTTGAGTGATGTTTGGAAACAAAGTTACAAACTCACCGGAACAAACTTTTTGCCTACCACCGAAGAAACCATCACTGATACTGCTTTGCCCAGTGCCGGTTATGTAAATCTTAATGATGTAGATATTACTGCATTTTCACTGACTGATGATAGTTCTGCCATTGAGGCAGCCCTTGGTGCAGTCAAGGTTGGATCAGATCTGTGGGTAGCCAAGGTCAACACCTATGATTGGGATGTATTCCGTTGCGTACAAGTTCCTGGATATATTGATCACGTCTGTGACAATCTTGACGGAACCAGTATTGCAAGATTTACCAAGGCACACGGACTAGTTCCAAGTGACCAACTGATCATCAGAGAATTTGATCCGTTGGTAGACGGTGTCTACACAGTGTTAGAAACACCAGACATCAACAGTGTTGTTATTGCGTATACGTTTGTTGGATCGCAGAGCGTGATTGAAGGTGTGGGCATTGGTTTTAGCTTGCAATCAGAGCGAGTAGCACAGGCCAGTGATATAATCAATCTTCCCTACGCTAATGATATTACCACAGGCAACAAAGTCTGGGTAGACAACAACGGCAACGGTCGCTGGGCAGTACTGGAAAAACAAAATCCGTTCTCAGACATTACTGAACTTGCGCCGCAACTTTTAGATGCCACAGAAGAGTACGGAGTAGCTGTAGCCCAGGCCAAAAATAGATTGGCAGCATTGGTAGGCAGTCCACGATACGGATTTAACGTTGGTGCTGAAAAAGGCGGAGTGTATGTTTACGTTAAAAACTACGGTGATCAATACATTCCTGTCAGTCCGCTAGATCAAGGAGATGCTGTACTCACACTTGACGTTACTGGAGCCCTAGGCTACGGTAATGCGGTGGACTTTGGAAATCAAACCTGGGCTATAGCTGGCGCCAGCAAGAGTCTAGGACCCGCAGGACAAGCAGATGTAGGTTATGCTGCAATCATTTATCGTGATCCTACACTGGGAGAACCAGGAGTAAATCCATATGCACAATGGCAACTCATTGTGCCTGAAGATTTAGATACCCTGGGAGAGTTTGGTCACAGTGTTACCGTGAGCACAGATGAGCGCTGGGCTTATGTTGGAGCACCAGGAGCCAACAAAGTCTATGCCTATGGACGTGTGGATTGGGAAGACCAATTTGTACAGGCATTGGGCAACGGAACAACCAAGACTTATCAAATTGGTAATGTTATTCAAATCAATGCCAACACACAGTTAACAGTCACACTTGACGACACTGTGCAGTTTCTCACCACTGACTATACTGTAGCCGCTGATTTCAACTCTGTAACATTTACAACTGCTCCAGCAGCAGGTGTAGTGGTCAAAATACAAAGAATCAATCGTCTTAACGTGGATGGTGGTACCTATTTCAACGTAACTCAAAGCTCTACCACTGGTGGCGGCTCTGGAGCAACATTTACAATTGAACGAATCAGAGGCCAAGTAGGACAGCTTCCGGGAGCTCCAACTATCAAGGGTAGAGTGGGTCTAGTGGCTGGAGGTATAGGTTACGCAGCCGGCAATACTGTTAGATTTGCTCCAAGCAAATTTGGCGGAACTGGAACCAGTCCCAGCAATGATATTGTTTTAACAATCACTGGAGTCAACGCAACCACCGGTGCTATCGAAGCATATACTATTGCGTATAGTGCTCCAATAACAAACACATTCTCATTGAATGAATATTTCTTCACAGCAACCAACATATATTCGTTCTCAGTGTATGTTGACGGTGTGTTGCAACGCCCACAGATTGATTACACATTTGGAGAAGATTCAACCTACGACCTTACTTTGACTTCCAGCAGTTCTGGCTACAATGTTTATGGAACTGTAATTGAAGTACAAGCACAAAGTTACTTTGATTATGTTTACACGTTGACTGTTGCTGGACTTGACGCTGGTGCAAGATTTGGTCACAGTGTGGCCACATCCACTGACGGTCGTCAAGTACTAGTCGGAACTCCTGACCGCACTGTTAGTGGCAAAGTAGAAGCCGGTAGTGTCTATGTATTTGATCGTAACGTGCAAAGATTTATCTACGGAACCGATCCAAGCTCAGTTGCATTTACAGTACTCGGAACAGTGACAGAACCAGTGAGTGTTATTGTAAACAATCAATTTTTGGTCAACGAAGCCAACGATGTTCTCAATGGCACCAATACCTTTACTGTGGCAGGGAATCTTGTGACAGTAAACACTGATTTGGCAGTTGGCGACACAGTTGAAATAGAAACCAACCAATTTAGATTGATGCAGGCTATCACACAAAATACTGTTGCAGAATTTTCTAATTTTGGACAAGCGGTAGACCTTTGTGCTTACAATTGCAGCTTGTATGTTGGAGCACCACAAGATAGTACCGCCACCTGGAAAGCAGGTGCAGTGCAACGCAGTGTAAATCAAAGTCGCAGCTATGGTACAATCACTGCCACAGTGGCCAACCCAAGTATCACAGTCGGCGACACACTGAGAGTCAACAACATTGACGTTGCAGTACCGTCAGCTGGCACACTGACCAGTTTTGCTTCGGCTATCAATGCTGATGTTCCCAATGTGATTGCAACTGTCAACAACGGTTTGTTGACTTTGAAAGTAAAAAATGCTGCCGCAGCCTCGCCTACAGACCTACTACAAGTTGCACCGGGCTCAGTTGGCACTGCATTTAATGCGTTTGGATTCCAGACGTTTACCTACTCTCAGACACTGTACAGTCCTTACCCAACAGAATTTGCTCAGTTTGGTTACAGCGTGTCTGTGGATGAAACTGCGGTGAACCTAGTAGTGGGATCGCCACAGGGAACTTTGTGGGTGCTAACAATATGGGACGATGGACTGGTAGACTGGGACGGCAACAGTACCACATTCTTTAGTACCGTGGAGCAGAGCGGTAGTGTATACACCTACGATTATTTGCCTGCTGCCAACGAAAGCGCAGCCAACACAGGAAAATTTGTGTTTGGAATTCAAATAATTGATTCCAATGTAAGACCGTTGGACGGTTATGGTACTTCGGTGAGCTATGTAGACGGGGTGCTGATGTTAGGTGCTCCGGGCAGCGATGCTGTGGCCAGTGACAGTACCGCTGCTGATTACGGCCGAGTTTTTGTGTCACAAAACCCAAATAGAATTCCTGCGTGGACCACATTAAGACAACAACAACCAGTGGTTGACATTGGACTAATCAATGGAGTATTCACATACGATCGAATCACCAGTGCTCGTACTGAACAGTTTGATTTCTTTGATCCTTTGCAAGGCAAAATACTTGGCGCAGCAAGACAAAACATCGATTACATTGGAGCTGTTGATCCAGCACAGTACGACAACGGTCCAACCAACAACAATGGCACAACATGGTTTGCAGAGCATGTGGGAGAAATTTGGTGGGATATTGGTACAGTAAGATTTATTGACCCCAACCAAGATGATATCGTATATGCCAGCCGACGCTGGGGACAACTGTTCCCTGGTAGTACTGTAGACATTTATCAGTGGGTCGAAAGCACAGTACCGCCAGCGTCTTACTCAGGACCTGGAGTACCTCTCAACATAAATTCGTTTAGTTTCAGCGCTCGTCTCAGCACAGACGGTGTTGTGAACACATATTATTATTTCTGGGTTCGAGGTATAACCACAGTGGCCACTAACAAAGGTAAAACTTTGAGTGCTACAACTGTAAGTCGCTACATTGAAAATCCAAAAAGCAGCGGTATTCCGTACATTGCTCCTATCAATGCCAGCACAATTGCCTTGTATAATGCCGCAAACATCATCGAAGCGCAGGATACCATAATCAACATTGAGTATGATCGTGAGTATACCACCAACAATGTTCACGTAGAGTATGAGCTGATTGCGCAAGACAAGTCCGACGGCTTCTTGAGCGACGGATTATATCGTAAATTACAGGACAGTTTCTGCGGAGTTGACACAGCAGGTAATCTTGTACCAGATCCTAACTTGAACGCAGCAGAACGATACGGTGTCCAATTCCGTCCGCGCCAGTCAATGTTTGTGGATCGCTTTGAAGCTCTGAAAAATTATTTACAACGTGCCAATGCAGTGTTGGCCATGTACACTATTTCCGAAAGTAGAAGTTTTAATCTGCTGAATTCCAGCGATCCTGAGCCAGATTCCACCACCCCTGGACAGACTGAGCCAAACTGGAACATGCGTGTAGCCAACTTGGAAATTTTGAGTTTCCAAAACATATATGCTGTGCCAATTGGTTATAGATATCTAGTAGCCAGCGACAGTAGCAACAACGGTCTGTGGACAATCTATCAAGTGCAATACGTACAAAACGGACTATTTGATGCTCGAGAGTTAGTACTAATCAAGGTACAAAACTATGACACCAAACGTTACTGGAGTTACATTGACTGGTACTTGCCGGGATACAACCCATCTACTAAAGTAACTGCAGAAGTTCCTAACTTCAGTACGTTAGACACCTTGTCTGTTCCTGTGGGAACCAGTGTGCGAGTGACTGCTAACGCACAAGGTAAATTTGAAATTTATCTCAGGTCGTTGACTGGCTGGGATCGAGTGGCTTTAGAAGACGGTACCATTGCATTCTCGGCTGAATTGTGGGATTATGCACTGGGACGTTTTGGATTTGACGTTGAAGTGTTTGATGCGCAGTACTTTGATCAAGAGCCAGTGATTGAAACTCGCAAGATCATTCAGGCCATCAATCAAGAACTGTTCATCGACGACCTGCTGTTAGAACGCAATCGCAGCTTGACGCTGATGTTTAACTATGTGCTCAGTGAGTTTGCAGCCCCTGAGTGGTTGGTTAAAACTTCGTTGATTGACGTTGATCACCGAATTCGAAATCTAGAACCCTTCCAGAACTATCGTCAAGATAATCAGGAATTCGTTCTTGACTATATTCAAGAAGTCAAGCCTTATCACGTACAAATTCGTGAATTTAATCTGTTGTACAATGGTCAAGACCAGTACGGCGGCGACGTCACTGACTTCGATGTGCCAGCATACTACAACACTAGTTTGCCAATACCGCAGTACACAAGTCCAATATTAAACATCAGCGACACAACTGATCCACGTTACCAATCGCCATATTTGCTCAGCACTCCTGAACCTGATAACACACTCAGCGACGCTGATCCAGGTGCGTTAATTTGGCAAACTTGGCCTTACACACAATGGTATGGCAACTATTTGCTGAACTTACAAAGAATTGAGATAGTAGATGCAGGCTCAGGCTATACAGATGTTCCAACTGTGATTATCACTGGTGATGCTGATGTTCCTGCTACTGCTGAAGCTTTCTTGACCAGCTTTGGATCTATTGCTTTTATTACTATAACTGATCCAGGATCAGGATATTTTGCCACTCCAGTGATTACATTTGACGGGGGCAACGGCACAGGCGCAAGAGCTTATCCTATAATGGGCAATGATCTTGTTCGTAGCTTTAAGACAGTGATCAAGTATGACCGTTGTTCGTATCAAACACAAGTTCTTACTTGGGATCCTAGTGGCACGTATGAAGACGGCACACTGGTACGATTCACTGATCGTGTATGGAGAGCATCTAGTCTAGATTCAACGGCTGTAGTAGGACCAACGTTTAATCTTGAAGATTGGACTCTAGTACCTGCCAGCGAACTTGGCGGCATAGACCGAACAGCTGGTTATTATGTTCCTGGGGTCAACGAGCCTGGTATAGATTTGCCTTTGTTGATTGATGGCATAGACTATCCTGGTGTACAAGTTTATGGTAAAGAGTTTGTGTCTGGGGAGACCCTGGATGTTGAGTACAGCAGCAGTTTTACTGACGTATATCTTGGCACACGAGTTACAGACATCAATGTTGATGGTGGCGAGTTCATTGGACTGTACGAAGGCCATGCACCTGAAGAACTAGTAAATGGCAGCGAGTTTGACACTGTTGATATCAAAGTGTTCACACGCCCGGGCAGTGATTGGTCTTTGCTTGACGGTGTTGCAGGAAATGACGGTCATGGATTTCAAATAGCTAGCCGTCGCTACACAGTGTCTGATGTGGGTAATGCTGTGTTTAACTGGGACGGTATTGAAGAACATCCTGTTTATCTTGATGTTGCAAACATTACTACTGGCGTAAATCTGGATCTCAGTACAGACTATACAGTTGATTGGGTAGCAAAAACTGTTACAGTTACTGGTAATATCAGTGTCAACGATTCTATATCAATCACAGCTTATGAAGTTGGCGGTGGTAGTCAGCTATATCGAGCCAATGCCATAGGTGATAACGAAGATTTCTTAATAGTACCTGTAGCAGCTAACGAAATTTACGATGTTGTGCTATTTGTCAACGGCGTGTTGACTCAGGTCAACACATGGGAAGCTTACTACCCAGCTGACGTTTGGAATCAACTCACAGCCTACAACAGATTAGATGTAGTCTATACCACAGGTCCTAGCTATTACCGTGCTATTCAAAATGTTCCTGCTGGTATTGCAATCACCAACACTGATTATTGGCAGTCTTTTGTGCCTGGGCAGTTAAGCAAGGTCAACTTGTCTACTGCTTACACCGCCAGCGACTATTTGACTTTTGTTGTACTAGGCATCACTACACCAATTCAATATTCCTGGAGCACTCCACAAACTGAATATTTTACAGTTGATGCAGCAATCAATGCGGCTCGCACTGTAAATCTTTCCAACAACACTGGCGGCACCAATCCTTGCAACGCCATTGTTGAGATCAATGGCTTACGCCTGCGTCCTTCGGAAGGCGCAGAATACATTGGAGACAACACTACCACAGGATTTGCTTTGCCAACCCGAGGTGGATATTCCCAAGGTATTGTTAATGCACTAACTGATGTGACGGTGTATGTTAACAATGTGCTGCAACAGCAAAACACTGGCGCAGGCGGAGCTTATGTAGTAACTCCCTGGAACAGCGTCAGTAATGACCGTGAAGTAGTGTTTGCAGTACCTCCGGCAGTTGGTGATCGTATATTGATTGCTGTAAGTACAGTAGCTGAATACCTTATTGTGAACTCACAACTACAACTAGTTACTGCACCCACAATTGGCGCAACTATTGCAGTGACCACTTATAACGACACAAGTCAACAAAATATTCTTACCTTGGTATTCCAGGGTCCATTGAATACTGGTATCACTGTAACTGAAAGCTATGACAGCACTACTTTTGATGCTGGCAGCACAACCGGTGCTCCAGGATCTTATGATTATTCTGCTGGTGCAATAATTCCAGACAACAATCTTGATCTTCAGCGATTGGGAGTACAAGCTGGTCGTTTGTGGGTCACACTCAACGGCTATAGACTGTTTGACGGTGTAGATTACACTGTACAGGGCCAGTATCTCATACTGGCATCTGGACCAATGGCCAGTTCTGATATTGTTGTGATAACTGAGTTCACAGAAAGCGTGGTGCCTGAGGCATTGGCTTTCCGTATTTTCCAAGACATGCGCGGAGTGCAGGCAACCTATCGCATGACTACCGCAACAACCACATTCTTAACAGCCAATGTCACTGCCAGTGCTGATATCATTTATGTTAATAATGCCAGTGCGCTGACCGAACCAGATTTGCCCAACGGAATTTTTGGTGTGTGCATGATAGAAGGCGAACGTATTATGTATCGCAACAGAAATACAGCATTGAACACCATCAGTGGACTCATGCGTGGCACAGCAGGAACTGCTACAACTGGCCACAGTGCTGGTACTGTGGTCTATAACATGGGACGCGGCAATTTGATGTATGAAGAATACCAAGATCGTATTGTAAAAGATACATCGTTGGGCGACGGTTCTACTACTATTTTCTATGCACCCAACATCAATGCTGTGCCAGAATATCCACGTGACAGCAGTACTGCTTATATTGATCACAGCATTGAAGTGTATGTAGGCGGAATTAGACAGTATCCTATCACTGAGCTTGAAACCCCAAGTCAGTATAGATACACTGTGTCTATGATAGAGCCATTGAGCATTGAGTTTATCACTGACAATGATCCAGTTAGTCCGCTGCTGGCACCAGCTGCTGGTGAAGAAGTTTCAATAACTCAACGAGTAAGCAAGAGCTGGTACGATCTTGGAACTATTTCTCCAGTCACCAGCATCGTGGTTGGAAACAGCTACTTTATCTGGGCTCTAGGAAATACCAACTGGATTGCACTGGGCGCTGAAGACGCTAGAGAAGGTGCGTTGTTTACAGCTACCGCAGCAGGAACGGGAACAGGACAAGTGCGTACTGCCAGCGATGGTATAGCTCTGCAGGAAACTGACACTCAGGCTGCAAGGTTCCTGCGTGGTTTATAACAAGGTAAATAAGTGATCATGTCAAATACAGTACCAAACAAGCAACAACCACCAAAAATGCCGGCTGCACCGCGCCGGCCCAACGAGCACGGTACAATCAGCGTACAGGGTTATTTTAGAGTGTTTGATCCAAAAACACAAAAAACCATTGTGGAGGGTCGCTCATGATAGTTCCTGGATTGGCCAAAATTGAAGGTTTTGTAAAAATTCACAACCCAGAAACCGGCGAAGTTTTTGTTGACAAGAAAAATGCTATTCACTACGAAAATATTAGTATCAGCATGGCACAAACACTGAGTGATCGCAACACCGGCTACATCTATGCTATGGCGTTTGGCAACGGTGGTAGCTCGGTAGATCCCACTGGTGTTATTACATACTTGCCGCCTAACACAACTGGCCAAAACGCTGACTTGTATAATCAAACTTATATTAAAGTTGTCAACGATAATTCAGCAGCCGACACTGACCCTGAAAACAACAAAATGACTGTGATTCACACTCCAGGCACAGTGTATACAGACATTCTTGTTACTTGTTTGTTGGACTACGGGGAACCTCCTGAACAGCAGGCATTTGACAATTCAACCAATTTCAATGGTGAATATGTTTTTGACGAGCTTGGACTCAAAGCCTGGAATGGCAGCGCAGACAATTTAAGATTGATCACTCATGTGATTTTTCACCCTGTGCAAAAGAGCTTGAACCGTCAAATTCAAATTGACTATACCTTGCGTATTCAAACGCTCAGCAACATAAATGCTGTATAAATATGATATAATTAGGAACAGGTAACTGACATGGCTTATGTAATCAACCTTACCGATGGTGCTACTTTTGCTACCATTGCAGATGGTACTATCAATACTTCTAGCTCAATGACGCTGGTAGGTAAAAACTACGCCGGCTACGGTGAGTTCTTAGACGAAAACTTTATTCACTTGTTGGAAAACGGTTCTAACACCACTGCACCCCCAGCACCGTTGACTGGTCAGCTTTGGTGGGACAAAACCAATAACTTGCTGAAAGTTTACAACGGCTCAACATTCAAAACTATTTCAGCAGCTACAGCCAGTGCCAGTGCACCTGCATCTAATGTCACAGGAGATTTGTGGTACGACACGGTTAACCAGCAACTTAAGGTGTGGACTGGTTCTGCTTTCTTAGTAGTTGGTCCGGCCTTCTCTAGTGCTACAGGCACAGCTGGCGCTATTCCTGAAACTATTAACGATTCAGGCGGCAGCCCGCACTTTGTTACCACTTTGTACGTAAACAACAGCAGACAGGCTATTGTCAGTTTAGACTCGGCTTTTACACCTGCGTCGCCAATTAACACCAACTTCCCAACTATCTATCCAGGTATAACCGTGACCAAGAACGCCAGCAGTGTTCTCAGCGGAAACGTGGTCAACACTGGTAACCTTACTTTAGGCGCAGGCGGCGCAACCACTGTTACTGTAACTAGCACAGGCGGCAACATTTCTGGCTATGTTAGTGCTAGTGGAAACGTTACAGGTGGCAATTTAATCACAGCTGGCCTGGCCACAGTGTCTGGCAACGTTACAGGTGGCAATTTCTTAACCAGCGGCATTGTCAGTGCCACAGGCAACATCACCGCCGGCAACGTTGCAGCAACCAATTACACTGGTACCGTAGTTAGCGTGACTGGCAACGTCACCGGCGGTAATGTACTAACAGGTGGAATTTTGAGTGCTAGTGGTAACATCACTGGTGGCAATATTGCTGCTACATTGCACACTGGTACCGCAGTTAGTGTTACAGGAAACGTCACTGGTGGTAATTTGATTACTAGTGGTCTAGTGACTGTGACTGGTAATATCAACAGTTCAGCTAACATTGCAGGTAGTTACTTCTTGGGCAACGGTGCATTACTAACTGGTATCAGTGCAGCGGTTAGTGTTCAAAAGATCTCTGCTGGCACAACCGAAGTTAACATTCCTAGCTCAGGTGGATCAATTTTTGCCAACGTAGCAGGAACTTCCAACGTCATGGTTGTTTCTAGTTCAGGCGCTACCTTCAGCGGCATTACTGTGCCCAGCATTGGTAAAAGCGGTTCAAATGCTGTGGGCAACATTGGATCTAGCTCAAACTATTTTAACCAGGTATTTGCCACAGCAACTACAGCACTGTACGCTGACGTTGCAGAACGATTTGAAGCTGACGAAGTCATGGAACCAGGTACAGTGGTCGAACTTGGTGGCGAAAAAGAAATTACCAAATCTCGTGCAGAACTCAGCGACTTAGTGTTTGGTGTGATAAGTACAAAGCCCGCATTTACTATGAACGGTGGAGCAGGCGAAAACGATACTCATCCTCCTGTGGCAATGACTGGTCGCGTTCCAGTTAAAGTTTCAGGTATAATACACAAAGGCGATCGATTAGTTTCAGCAGGAGATGGGTTGGCCCGTGCAGCTCGCCCAGGCGAAGCAACATCATTTAATGTGATCGGGCGTGCATTGACATCCAAGCTGAGCACAGATATTGGTACCGTTGAAGCAATTGTGAGTATCAAATAATTAGGACAAAAGCATGACATACGTAAGCGGTGGTTTAATACAGGCCACAGACTATAATGGATTCGTAAGTACCAATGCCAATGCCAACGTCAACGACGTTTGGGGCACTGGATCGGGAGACAAAGGCTGGGGGCAAAGTGCGCTGGCCACTGTGAGTGCTACCAATACAATCACTGCTACTCAATGGGGTAGTTTGGTCAACACTCTTGCCAGCATGGGAAGCCAGACCAACACCGCAATCACTGCAAGATCAGCACCCACCACTGGGCAAACCATTGGCATACTATCAGCTCTCAACACTGATCTAACCAACATAACCACTAACCGCGCATTTGCAGCAGCCAACGGTAGTCAATTTACAGGATGGACTGGCACCAATTCTAAAACCGCTGCCACATCGGGCGCACCCTGGAGCATTACTTTTACCAATACAGTAACTTTTGCTAGTGCAAATGCTGCTCGCTGGTTTTTCAATGCTGGAGGTCGAATCAAACTAGACGTAAGCAAAACAGCCACAGGTGCCACAGGCGATCCAGAATGGAACGATCTGGCCAATACCTTGTGTGGTGATATATTTTTCACCGGCATTGCTGCCAGCAAAACTATTGCTGGTGCTGCATACACTGGAACTACCAAAGTTGGCGGTTCGGGTACGCCCAACACACTGAGCACTGCTACTGGTTTTTATGCTTTGACCCCTGGTGCAGCAGCCACTATTATCTATAAACAGTTTGCCGATACTGCTCCGTACACCGCAAACTTTATTCAACACAGTGTGGCGCTGAACGCCGCTTCGACTGTTTTAACATTTACTACACTTTGGTCAGCATCAGACGGCGACCCAATTTCGGGCGGTACTGCAAGTACAGGAGCCACTCCCGGAACTGCACCTACTACTATTTGTACATATTTCCCGCCCTCAACAACATATTTGAGCAACAGTTGGGGAACACCAGCTGTAGCTGCTACAACAGTTTAATCAAAAGGGCCGCAAGGCCCTTTACTTTTCTCTTTTTTTCCTGTATACTAACATCATGGATACTGATGCCCTTGTTGCTCACGCACGAGCAAGATTTAATCATGCTGTTGCAAAACGGCTACTAAAAGAAAAATACCTGGCCAAAATGACCTTTGCTTATCGCGGTGGCATGTGGCGTGCTGGTCCTGAACTGCTGGCTGTGTTACAAACTGTGCCAGTAGAAGATGAAGTGGTTATTGTTGACTTATACGAAAACCCTGTTAAAATTGATCCACTAGAACTACAGCACTTGGCATTTGACCGTTGGCAAGAACAAATGAATGCCTGGCACGTGGAGTTTGAAGAAATGAGCAAACGTCGATGACCACCGGCGCACTGATATTTGCATTTAACAATGAACAAACCGACTACCTTGCTATGGCTCGATGGAATGCTGCAAACATTCGTAGGCACCTTAACATTCCAGTGGCCGTGGTCACAGACCAAACAGGATCTGATATTGTGGAAGGATTTGATCACGTCATTCATGCAGACCCCAAAGCGGGAGGAACCCGTTATTTCCAGGATTATGATGCCACTGTTACGTGGCATAACGCAGGCCGAGTTGATGCTTATAGTTTGTCCCCTTGGGACTGCACACTAGTATTAGATGCTGATTATGTTGTGGCCAGTGCTGCACTGCGCAATGTAATCAACGCTGATCGTGACTTTATGTGCTATCGCTGGGCCACAGACATGACCACTGGACGGGAGTTAGAAGCTCTCAACACATTTGGGCGCCATCAAATGCCCATGCGTTGGGCCACAGTAATGATGTTCCGTAGATCAAACACAGCACAATATATATTTGACTGTATGCAAATGATTCAAGACAACTGGCAACACTATCGCGATTTGTATGCCATAGACAAAAGCACATATCGCAACGACTTTGCATTGAGTATTGCTCTGGGCATTGTAAGTGGACACACCAACCATGTAAGTGATATTCCATGGCCCATGATGAGCGTCATGCCTGAACATACTTTAAAGCAAGTGGACGCTGACAGTTACGAGATTACATTTGTAGATGCTGATCGAAAACCTCAAACAGTAGGCTGGATTGGTTTTGATTTCCATGCCATGGGCAAACGTCATTTGGAGAATATCGTTGCGTCCTGTTGAAGAACAAGGTTACATTATTCCTGCGTTCAATGTAGACAAGATAGACTACGTTGATTGTGCTCGTACCTTGGCAAAAACTTTACTGGCACAACATCCCAGGGCACGTATCTGTTTGCTGACCAACGAACCCTATGCAGCGGACTATAGTTTGTTTGCCTACACACACGTTGTAGACATCAATCGAGAAAATCCCTATGCCAACGACCCTTTGGTATTTGCTCAAACACCCTTCCGCGAAACTATCAAGCTAGAAGCAGACATGCTGATTGCCAGTCCAATAGATCACTGGTGGACCATGTTTAGGCATCGTGATGTGGTGTTGTCCACTGGCTGCCGTAACTGGCGCGACGAAATCAGCACAGCTCGAGACTACCGAACAGTTTTTGATCAAAACAATTTGCCAGACGTGTACAATGCTATTACCTATTGGCGTCGCAGTGAAATGGCCAAAGAGTTCTTTGACACTGTGCGCAATATATTTGTTCATTGGACAGAATATCGTCGGCTCATCAAATACTCGCCCGATGTACCAGATACAGATTTGGTCTATGCCATGGCTGCACAGGTTATAGGGCCTGAATTGGTTACTATTCCAGGATCGCCCTCAATTGTACACATGAAACAAGCACATGCAGGCACAGCCACAAAAGACTGGACACAAGAATTGGTTTGGGAAATGAATCCATTGAGAATCAATACCGTTGCTCAATGGGGTGCGTTCCACTATAATGTTAAAAGGTGGCAACCATGATGACCCCAGATGAATTCTTTGGTGTATTAGAAAGTATGCCACAACCTCAGTCTGTATTTTATAGACTGTATTATGAAGGTGAACGCCCACTATTCTACAGCATGGAAGACTTGCCCGGTACATACATTGAAGTTACCCCTGAACAGTATGCTAGGAGCCAAATGAAAGTGCGTATTCGCAACGGAAGGATAATTCCTATCACTTGGCAAACGGCACAAAAACTCGCACCCAGCAACGCAGGCACACTGTGCCATTTGCAAGATGTTGCTATTGTTGTAAAAGAAAACGGAACCTATTGGAGCAAACGGACTTATGAAAGTTGATATCGCAGATTTAGACTGCATTTACTTAACCTATGACGAACCACAAAAAGAAGAGTTTTGGATCAAAATTCGCAACATGGTGCCTTGGGCAAAACGGGTGGATGGCGTTAAGGGCAGCGATGCTGCTCACAAAGCGGCGGCGCAGGCCAGTGACAGTGATAGATTCATTCTCATTGATGGCGACAATCTCCCCAACCCGTCGTTTTTTAATCAGACGCTTGTTCTTCCTAATGAAGAATACAAGAACGCTGTGTTCCGGTGGCGGGCACGTAATCACATTAACGGTTTGATGTACGGCAACGGAGGCCTAAGTTCATGGACAAAGGAGTTTGTGATGAACATGCAAACTCATGAAGCCACAGACGGACGAGATGAAACTCAGGTAGAGTTTTGTTTTGATCCCTTGTATTGGCCCATGCATGATTGTTATTCAACAACTTACCCCAACGGTGATGATTTCCATGCGTGGCGTGCAGGATTTCGAGAAGGCGTTAAGATGTGCCTGCAACGCGGTCGCAAACCCACGGTAGAAGAATTTAAAAATCAAGTGCTACGAAACTTAGACAATCTCACAATCTGGCACAACGTGGGCACAGATGTAGAATATGGCGAGTGGGCCATCGCTGGCGCACGTCAAGGCACCTATATGACCATGCTTACTAATTGGGATCATACCTTGGTGCAAAGTTTTGATGCCTTGGCCGAACTATGGCTCACAGTGAAAGATGGCCAACCAAGATTGCTCAGTAATCGGTTGGCCGAGGACTTGCACACACAATTGGATCTGCCAATGGCCATCCTAGAATGTGAACAAAGCGCATTTTTTAAACATCACTATCGTTTGAACTGGCACAATCAAGGTGTTATGGTTCGAGAAATTGACGTTATTCGCAAGATAGAAGGTTGGTAATGAGCAAAGGCGACCAAAGCCGATTCATGAGCAGTGCGGAACAAATGTCGCAGGACCTAGGTCCTGCGCTGTGTTTGGCTAAATGGAAGCAGGTCAGCTTTCACTTGCCCACAGGTCTAAACAACTCATGTTACCATCCGCCCCTGCACCAAATTACCGCAGACGATTTGACACGCCCTGGTGGCCTGCACAATACAGCACACAAGAAATCTCAACGAGTAATGATGATACAAGGCGAAAAGCCTGGTGAGTGTCAGTATTGCTGGAACATGGAGAATCTAGGCAAACTCAGTGACAGACATTATCGTTCAGGAGAGCCGTGGGCCGCTGTGGATTTTGAACGCATTCGTAATTCAACAGGAACTGAAGATGATGTCATTCCAAGCTACGTGGAAGTCAATTTTAATAATGCTTGCAATCTTCGTTGTAGTTATTGCAGCCCTCAGTTTAGCAGCAGTTGGATGGACGAAACTACTAGACACGGAGCATACCCAACTAGTAAACCTCATAATGATCCTGCACACTTTGTGGGTTCGCGACGCCCCATACCGGCTAGGGAAGCTAATCCCTACGTTGATGCGTTTTGGGCGTGGTGGCCCACTCTCTATCCCAAACTAGAACACTTTCGCATGACCGGCGGCGAGCCGCTGATGGACAAAAATACCTATCGAGTGTTTGACTATGTGTTGGAGCATGACAATCCCAAACTGCATTTGAATGTAACTTCAAACTTTTCAGTAGAGGATGCGCTGTTTGAAAAATACATGGACTATGCCAAGAGATTATGTACACCACGGATTGAACATTTCATGCAGTATGTTAGCCTAGACTCGGGCATTGCTACGCAAGCAGAATACCTGCGTCACGGCCTAGACTATGCTCGCATGAGTCGCAATGTTGAACGATTCTTACAGGAAATACCAAGTCGCAACAGCCTGACGTTTATTATTACAATGAACAATCTCAGTGTCACAGGACTGCGGCCCATGCTGGAATGGATACTGAATCTACGCCGGACACACAGTTCAACCTATCAACGTGTATGGTTTGATACACCTGTGCTGCGCGAACCTGCTTGGCAAAGTCTACAAATACTGCCAGAAAGTTATGTACGTCAACTAGAACAGGCTAGAGATTACATGCTGGCCAACTTGACCACAGAAGCCAATCCCCTACACGGATTCAAAGACTACGAAGTGCAACGCCTGGAGCGTGACATTGCCTGGATGCGTGAAGGACAGTTACAGTACAATAGTATAGCCAAAGCAGACTTCTATCGTTTCTTTGCAGAACACGATCGTCGAAGGGGCACAGACTTTTTGAAGTCTTTTCCTGAGATGCGAGCCTGGTGGGCAGAATGTGAGTATCATGCTAGGAATACATAAAATTTTTGTTGACGAATGGGCCGAAACCTGGGACTTGCTAAAGCCCTATGCTGATGAGGTGTTTTGGCAATGGCCTAAAGAATTGGATCCTTCTAGTGTGTACATTGTAGGTCGTGTGCTGCTGAAGCAACACTGGACAGAAATCACAGAATGGGCTACTCAGCATCCCGGACGCATTGTGTTTTCAAATCCTGCTGAAGGATCTGAAACTATACTACTGCAACTCCGACGACTGCGTATTACAGAGCATGTGCGTGACGGACGTATTGGCCTACTAACCTCCGGTGACATGGAACCCGGCTGGCGTTATTGCAAAACAGATTGCTACTTCTCTAACATAGTAGAGTTCACAGAAAATCGAGCAGCACAGATTGAAGCTGCACTGGACCACAAAGTTCAGCGCCCTTATGAATTTTTGTTCTTAAATGGTAGACTGAGACCGCATCGCAAGTACCTAATAGACCATCTAAGAGCTCAAGAGTTATTGTCAAATGCACTGTGGACCAATCTTGGTAGTCAAGTTGAAATGGCTTTTACGTCTGCGTTGGACACAGGCAAAACAGAACCCATTAGATTGTTGCCCCCAGAATACGAGATCCCACGTGCTGTGTCGCAGTTGAATACAGTACCTGAGTCGGGGTTTGTCAAACACGAGTTGTTCAACAACACCTGGGGTGATGCCATAGTCAATCATCGGTGCTACACAGACGCCTGGTTCAGTTTGGTAACAGAAACAATATTTGATTATCCGCACACGTTTCGCACAGAAAAGATCTACAAGCCTATTCTAATGGCACATCCATTTGTGGTTGCAGCCAATCCAGGCTATTTGCGAGATTTAAGAAACGCTGGATTCAAAACATTCGACACCTTGATAGATGAATCGTATGATCAAATCAATACCCCAACTGCACGAATAGAGCGTATAATAGATACAGTGCGTGACATAAGTTTGAATGGTGCTGCTAATTTCTGGGAAGCCAGTCGTGATATCTGTAAATACAATCAGCAACATCTTGTGGAATACAATCGTCAGCAACGTGCTGAGTTGCCCACACTACTAGAACAATACCTCAATGAACGATCTTGATTTTCGCCAGCAAGTACTGGATACCTTGAGTCCTAGCTTTTGTGGGGCAAAGTGGTTTAATGCTACCATTTGGCTTGGTAGCGGCATGAGCACCAGCTGCCATCACCCGCCAGCTCATTTGGTGGACATTGATAAAGTCACTACCAACCCTAAGCTGCTGCACAATACACCCGAAAAGAAAGACGACCGTGCAAAAATGCAGGCAGGCGAACGTCCCAGTGGTTGCGAATACTGCTGGAAGATTGAAGACATGGGTCGCAATGCTGTTTCAGACCGTGTGTACAAATCAAAAATTTACCCTATAGCTGCATTAAAGGAAGCACATGAAACTCCGCCTGATCAAGACGTGGATTTGCGAACTCTTGAAATTTCTTTTGATCGGACCTGCCAGTTTGCTTGTTCTTATTGTAATCCTGCATTCAGTAGCACATGGGTTAAAGACATTAGGAATAACGGACCCTATATGGGCCTTGTGTCTGACGGTCGTAATCACTTTACACATGAGCATTCAAGTGCTCAATTGTATCGCTTCGGGGAGACCAATCCGTATGTTGAAGCTTTTTTTGCGTGGTGGGAATCAGATCTACATCACACATTACAAGAATTAAGAATCACCGGCGGTGAGCCACTAATGAGCGGCCACACCTGGAAACTGATTGACTGGTTCCGTAACAATCCAGGACGCAGTCGCACACGCCTGGCCATCAACTCAAACCTGGGTGCAGATGTAGATGTGGATCGACTGCTGGATTCCATACAGGGGCTGGATGTGGACGTCTATACCAGCCAGGAAGCTGTGGGCGTTCAAGCCGAATACATACGTGATGGCCTGGACTATGTTGCCTGGAAGGCAAATGTAGAAAAGATCTTGGCCAGTGGCCGTGTGCGTACCTTGCACTTTATGGGCACTATTAACGCACTGTGCCTGCCCAGCTTGCCCGACCATTTGCGTTATCTACTGGAACTAAAACAACGCTACGGGCGTGACGCAGTAAGTTACACACTGAACATTTTGAGATTCCCCAGCTTTCAAAGTGCGCTGGTAATGCCACATGAACTACGTGCTAGATTTTCTGTAGAACTAAAAGAATTGCACTACCGCAATCAACACAATCCGCTGTTTCATGAGCATGAATTGGATCACTTGCAACGGCTGATTGATTACTTGGATGTAGTCGAAACTCCGCATTCAGAAGCATTTGACCTCCCTAAACTACTGAACGATTTTGTTGAATTTTATCGACAGTACGATATTCGCAGAGCAAAGAACTTTGCACTGACGTTCCCTAAATTAAAGAAACTCATAAACAAATGACCCTAGAAGAATTACAAACACAATACAACGTAGTTGGCATAATTGATTTGTCTGCATGGACTAACAACTACGAAACCAGCACACAGTGGCTACGCAGTCAATGCCAAGCTGTGTACCAACCAGCCTACGCAGAAAATCAACGCATTGTGTTTGTACATTCACATGATTACTATGTTAAGAATGCAGACTCTGCGGGTATCATTTTAAAGAACATACAAGTAGCACTGAATGAAACTGATATTAGCAATTATTTTGCGCTAGTACTCAGTACCAATCCCAATATTGAACAAGAAATGGCTTATATCAATTCGCAGAGTTCTGACCCAGTGCCTGTGAAATTTGAACGCTGTGTTGGCGAGTTTGTTACAAAAGAATTGACCCAGCATCCTTACAGTCGTAAAGAGCAGTATCAGTACGGATCGGCTAACCCTATAAAAATCAGCCTAAATGAAGTCAGCGAGCAAGATAAATTTTTACTCAGTGAAAGCAAGAACTTCTGCATTTACCCTTGGATTCACCTGCACGCTTGGCCCACGGGCGAAGCATATCCTTGCTGTCATGCCACACAGCATCCTGTGTATGGTAACACACGTAAAGAAACCTTGTCTGATGTATGGAATGGCACACGCATGCGACAACTAAGACAAGACATGCTGAGTGATACACCAAATGAAACCTGCCGTAAATGTCACGAACAAGAAGATTCTGGATTCTTTAGTGGCAGACAAAGTGCAAACAAACATCACGGACACCATATTGATCGTGTGCATAGAACAGGACCTGATGGCACATTCAATGAGTTTGAAATGACTTATTGGGATATTCGTTTTAGTAATCTTTGCAATTTAAAATGTCGTAGCTGTGGACATATCTTTAGCTCACAGTGGTATCAAGATCAAGCCAAGTTAGCTGGAGGTACCTGGAAACAATCTAATCCTGTGCTTAACTATGCAGGACGTACAGAAACAGACATGTGGGAACAATTGATTCCACATCTGGACTATGTGGAACAGATTTATTTTGCCGGTGGCGAACCCTTGCTGATGGAAGAACACTATCATATTCTCGACGAGTTAGTAAAAAGAAAAAGATTTGATGTAAGATTGATTTACAACACCAATTTTACACACACTGACTTGAAAGGTAATTCGGTATTTGACTACTGGAAACAATTTGATTCGGTGGCTGTAGGCGCCAGCTTAGATGCTTCAGGAGCACGTGGAGAATACATACGCAAAGGCACAGACTGGGCACAAGTAGAACAAAATCGCAGAGACATGTTGGCAATTTGTCCTGGCGTGGATTTTTATATTTCGCCCACACTCAGTATCATGAATGCGCTACACCTGCCAGATTTTCATCGTGACTGGGTAGAAAAAGGCCTGCTAAAACCGCAAGATCTAAATGTGAATATTCTTCAGGACCCCTACGAATACAGACTGGACATTGCTACTCCTGAATACAAACAACAAATACAACAGCGATTTCTTGAACACATTGAATGGTTGCGACCACAAGACCCCTTGCATAGAGCCACAGTGGGTTTTGAATCGGCAATCAACTACATGATGAGCACAGACAACACCGCACTGATACCTAAATTTTGGGACAAGACTCAACAGCTGGATAAAATCAGAAAAGAAAACATCTTGGACATTATTCCTGAATTAGCTGCATTAAAATGAGTTTGAATTTTGATAGTTTTTTTGGCGCACCTACTTCCTATGTGCCGGGACCGTATTTTTTAGCAGCAGGTTGCAGTCATACTTCAGCGGTGGGGGTAGATGCTGATCAATGCTGGGCAGGCCAACTGGCTCAACGCACTCGAATCAAGACTTGTAATCTAGCCGAAGCCGGGGGCAATGCCTGGATTGCCAGTATGCGTATAGCACAGTGGATTCTGGTCACCGGTCGTCCAGAGTTTGTTGTGGTACAATGGCCTCACCCCATACGCACAGTGATATGGAAAAACGGACAAGGTAATTCTGTTAACGTACACGACACTGAAGATCATTTATTTCACACCCGCTTGCGCTACGGTGACTCCAATTACTGGGCTGAGTGGATGCAGGCAATAATTACTACAAATGCCATTTGCGTCGCAGCCAAAATCCCCATTATAAATTGGAGTCTTGACAACGTTGATCCGCACTATCTTGCACTGTTAAAGGCCAATGGCATTGTTGTGCATGATCAAACAGATCAACCACGCTGGGAAAGAGACCGGTCGGGCTCAGATCAACGACATGCCGGGCCCTTGTCACATGCGCAATGGGCACAACAATTACAGGAAATGTTAAATGCAATTACCACACGATAAATTCTGCGTATTACCTTGGATCAGTTTGGAGGCCAGCCCTATAGGTACAGTACGTCCTTGTTGCCTAGCCGACGACGAAATTGTAGACAACGCTGGCAACAAATTTGAATTAAGTACAGCAAATTTTGGAGACATTCAAAATTCCAATCACATGCGCGATCTTCGCCAGGAGTTCTTGGATGGAAAAAAACCTCAAACCTGCCGTAAGTGCTGGAACGAAGAACGTGCAGGACGCACATCAAAACGTATGCACACCCTGGACAGACTCAAACATGTGGTCACAGATACAGAGTGGACCGCAGATGCTAAACCTTTGATGTTCCTGGATCTCAAGCTGGGCAACATCTGCAACTTGAAATGCCGTATATGCGGTTCATGGTCTAGCAGTCAATTTGCCGCAGAAGAAATCCAATGGACTGCCTCGCATGAACGCAAGCAAACCTATGCATATCAAATGTTGCGAGCTGGTGCATGGCCACAGGAAAATCAACAATTCTGGAATCAAATTGATAGCTGCCTGACAGATATTCGTTATATTGAATTCACAGGTGGTGAGCCATTTATGATTAAAGAACACTTTGCTATGTTACAAGGCATTGTGGATCGTGGTATTGCACATCAGGTAGAAATACATTACAACACCAACGGAACCATTTTTCCCGAAGAAGCTGTTGAAATCTGGCGCCATTTCAAAACTGTAGAAGTAGCGTTCAGCATCGACGACATGGGTCCTCGTTTTGAATATCAGCGCACCAATGCCAAGTGGGTAGAAGTAGAAGAAAATATAGCACGTTTCTTTGAATTGAAAAACACGTTGCCTGGGTTGAAATTACAGGTCTGCTGCACAGTCAATGTATTCAACGTCATGTATTTGCATCAAACGTCAGACTGGATTGTACAGCAAGGATTTGACTTTGTGTATTGGAATATGATGCATGATGCTTGGTATTTTTCTATAGCCACACTGCCCAAAGAAGCCAAAGAAAAAATTGATCAGCATTTTGCACGGCATGTTACACAGCCCAGCTGTCAAGCTGAATTTATTCGCATAATTGATTTTATGAATCGTGGTGCTGATTCCGACGGTGATATGTTGCGTATGAAAATACGTGACTTAGATCGTAAACGCGGACAGAATCTTGCAGACTTTGCACCCGAATTTGCAGCCATGATCAACTACAATTACAATGACACAGACCCCAACGCTCCCAAAGCCTGACACCTTGTGCATGGCACCTTGGACGCACACATATCTAAGCCCGCAAACCGAGCGTAGAATGTGCTGTGCGTCGAGAGAACCTGCACAGAACTTTGCGCAATACATAGACACAGCCGCAGGCACTGGGCGCTATATTCCTGTCACACTAGAACAGCACTGGAACAGTGATCACATGAAGTCAGTTCGTCGCAGAATGATGGCAGGGGAAACCTTGCCTGAGTGTGAAGTATGCAATGACCGACTGCTTAATACCAGCGTTTACCGCACTTACTTTGATCATTTGTTTGGGCACAAACTAGAGGAAATATATGCAAGTACCGATGCTTCAGGGCACACAAGCATGGCTCCTGTTTCGTGGGATTACCGCTTTAGTAACCTTTGCAACTTCAAATGCAGAACCTGCGGAGATATGCTTTCGTCAGCATGGGAGACCGAAGAAAAGACTCAAAACATGGTTGACTGGCATAATCCAAAAAATAATTGGATGCAACCTAATTATCGTCAACAGATCACTGAGTTTCAGGATAGTCAGGTTGAGGCCGAATTTGCTGCCGCCGTTGAGCGACATGATGTTGAAGAGATCTACTGGGTAGGTGGCGAACCCTTGATGTATGAACAACACTGGCGTTACATGCAACGCATTGTTGAACTAGGAGATGGACCCAGATTATATGCACGATACAACACTAACCTTAGCCGAATTCATTATCGGGGGCGTGACCTTTATAGTGATATCCTGGATCATATACGAGATTGGCAAATTTGCGCGAGCATTGACGGCACTGGAGCAATCGGTGAATACATTAGAACAGGTCTTGACTACGCAACGTTCTGCAGAAACTTCGAAGCAGGACTGCAACACCAGCGAAACCGACGACAGATGAGACTGGACTTTACATTGACGTTGCCGGGCATGTTTGAAGTTGATGCAATGCAGCAATTGGCCTCCAGCTATGACGTAGAATTGTTGGTCAAAGTGATATTCAGTTTTACTCCAGATATTATTATGAGTCCTTTGGCATTGCCACGACATCTGTTGGATGTCTGGGTAGATGAACTAGTGCCCAATTGTACCTCCGGTGCCATGCGCGATGTACTGCTACAGTTAAAGAACCGTCCCACATTTGAACAACAATGGCCTGAAGAATATCGTGCAGGTCTTGCTCGAGGCAAGGCTCGTGTGTTAAAATTAGAAAGCATAAGAACACAGTCGGTAACAATGACTGACATTCTGGGCACACGTCCAGAAATACTAAAATGGTGGAACGAAATTGGAATCAATTGAAATAGATCTCCGTGGCAACAGCGGAGACTGTCTAACTGTTTATATCAATGTGCACGACAACAGTTTGAGTCGTAAATGGTTGGCCGCGCTCAATGATATTATTCGTAATCAACTGCATCTAGAAAAGAACTATTGTTGGATGGGCTGGACTGAGCATGATCGCAACTTAGAATATCTTTGTACACAAGTCAATCGCAGTATTCATGCAATCAACAGCAGCAATTTAGATTATCGTATACAAGACTTTTTTAGTCCTGCCAATGTAATACAAAAAAATCTTGATGTCAATCATGACAAAATGAATCATCTGCATCGTTATTTCGAAGACCTGCAAGGAACTTCGGGTGCAATGAGCAGGTACTACACAGCCGCAGACGATCACACACGTTGGCACATACGCCAATTAAATTTATTGTGTCATGAAATAGAAAGTCTTGTGCTGAGCATGCGCAAAGATGTGCAAGCACCTGAATGGAAGCGTCCCAGCCAGTTGATGTGCTGGCTCAATGCCCCACGTTTTGTGCTAGAACAAGAAGATTATGAGTTGTTTGGTGTTGACACCATTAACCGTAGTCTTGGTGGTGTGTATGTGGGCGTGAACAAAGCAGTAGGCAAGCACCATTGGGAAGTGTTCAACGACGAAGGCCGCGACAGTCGCATCGGCGAACTTGTTACGTCCTCACTAAAAGCACAGACTGAAGCCGCAGGAGATTTTGATATTGAGTGGGCACGTGACCCTGGCGCTTACCATTGGCAAAAGACCAAATTGGCTGAATTCCGTGAATGGCTTATCGCGAACGGATTTGATCCTGACGACAAAGCCCTCACTATCGGCCATCCCAAGGTTGCTCAAGTTGATTTGCAGCGCTCATTCGGCACAACAGACTACACAGAGATATGGGCACAGCTAGCCCAACATCTGGATGTGTATAAAATACGCACCAGTTCAGCAGAAGCTACATATAACTATAACTGGAGCGATGCAGACTATGCAGAGCAACAAATAAAGGAACTTAAATGAACTGGATTAAAAGCATCTGGAATCGAATTACCTTGGAAATTCGCTATCGTAAAAAGCTAAAAGAACTACGCAAGCGCGATCCATTTATCTACAAATGAAAAAGCAGTTGTTAACAGTAGGGGATAGTTTTACCTATGGTGATGAACTTGACGATATCTATCAGGCTTGGCCTTATCAGTTGGCAGATCTACTAGATTACGAAGTGCATAACATGGGCCTAAGCGGTGCCAGCAATGCTAGTATATTGCGTAGATCACTAGAAGAACTAGTAACCAACGAGTACGATCTAGTAATCATTGGATGGACTAACCCGGGACGTATCGAGTGGAAAGACGACACTGGTATTCCCTATAACATGTGGCCAGGACATGCAGGGTCGTCGGCGTTCTTTGTTGAACAACCATGGCGGTTGGATCTGCTGAGCTACATTAGTCAACATCATAATTCATCATACCTGTATCAGCGATATCTAATTCAAGTTCTTTCTTTACAATCTTATTTTGAAGCACATAACATTGAGTATAGAATGATAGATACTGTACGCAACAACTACTATCGAAAAGTTGGCGCCGAAGAACATGATAAATTAGAAGCAAAAATAAACACTAAAAAGTTTGTAGGCTGGAACAGTTTTGGAATGTCTGAGCTAACTATGGATTGTCCACGCGGTGTAGGTAGTCACCCACTGGAAAAAGGCCATAAAAAAATAGCCAATGAAATATATCAAGGATTAAAATGAATATTCTAGGGATATCCGGCGGCTTTCACGATGCTGCTGCCACAGTAATTGATAGTTCAGGCAACATCTTGTTTGCTGGCCATGCAGAACGCTATAGTAAATGCAAGAGCGATGCTGACATTGGCTCTGCACTGTTAGACGAACTAGAGCAATACAATCCCATTGGTACTGTAGCATACTATGAACGACCGCTAGTAAAGCAACTGCGTCAATGGTACGCAGGACAGGGCATAGAGTGGGATAAACTAACTGCTCGACAAGCTGTGAACAAACAAACACAAGGGAGGTACGATCATGTGCCCATACAGTCTTTCAATCATCATCTTAGCCATGCTGCTGCGGGGTTTCAAACGAGCACGTTCCAAAGAGCCACAGTTGTGGTAATAGATGCTGTGGGTGAATTTGAAACAATCACAATATGGGGAGCACAATATGATCGAAGTGGTGTGGCAAAGTATAAAAGACTTTGGAGCCAGCGTTATCCACATTCAATTGGACTGTTCTACAGCGCAGCTACTGGCAGCGTTGGCCTACGCCCACTAGATGAAGAATACATCTTGATGGGCATGGCTGCTTACGGCAGCTCAGAACATAATCTAACACTGCAAAAAAAGCTAGTCAGTGATACTGTGAATATTAAATTCCGTGAAAATCTACACACAGGCATAGACAGTAAACACCTAGCTGACATGACAGACTATGACATTGCTGCCAGCGCACAGGCCATTGCAGAAAATTTGATCAACAATGTCATGAGCAGAGCACGTGATTTTAAGTGGTCTGACAATCTGGTATACATGGGTGGCGTTGCTCTCAATTGTTCAGCCAACAGGCATATAGGACGGTATTTTGATAACATATGGATTATGCCTTGCCCTGGCGATGCTGGCAGTAGCCTGGGTGCTGCTGCCCTGGCTTGGGGTAAAAGAGTTAAATGGACTGATGCTTATCTCGGACACAATATCGCTGGTGACTATCCTGTTAATGATATTCTCAATCATCTGGCATCTGATCTCATTGTTGGTGTTGCTAGCGGCCGTGCTGAGTTTGGTCCTCGTGCACTAGGAAATCGTAGCTTGCTGGCCGATCCACGAGGCGAGCGTATCAAGGACCAAGTAAATGCAATCAAACGTAGACAAAAATTTAGACCTTTTGCCCCTGTTATTT